TTATGACTTCGCGTTGTTTTCTGTAATCGGTGTGCGCAGCAGTTGCGGTTCGATGTTCTGAATCACGGCGGCTTTCGGCTGTTTCGCCACCTCTTCCAGCGCCTGCTGACACTCAACGGTCGGACGCGCCACTTTACGCAGAGTCATCCTGTCATAGCTAAGCTCGCCATTCTCCACGACCAGCGGCATCACCCGCACCTGACGCGTTACGTTGACATAATCGCCGCTTAACCGGGTCAGTTTGCCCGGCTTCGCAATCACCCGCATCCACTGACGGCAGTCCAGCGTGCTGCCATCCGCATTGATGATCACACTGGCTATCGCCTTATCGCTGATCAGGCTGCTCTGTGCGCCGACGGTTTGCCAGGTTCCCTGCAGTTCAGCGGGCGCCGGTGTTTGCACCGCATTCTCATAATCGTTGATTTGTGCACAGCCACTCAGTGCCAGCGCGGCAATCAGCATCCACTTTTTCATGTTTAATCCCTAAGATCCCATCAATGGCGGCTACGTTATAATTTTTCCACCGCGTTGCGCAAGGTATCTGGGTGTTCAAACACCACGCAGACCCTGATTGCGCCAGAATTTATCCCGCAGTGAGCTCCACGGTCAGGTTTTTGACCGGAAGTTCAGAGGCTGAACTGATGCAAACTCCGTCCTTTGTCACGCCTGACAAGCGGAAGACAACCCGCTACACTGACGCGCTGCAACAGACTTTCAGGAATATGAATATGAAAACGCCAGAAGCCTACTATGCCCAGGCGCGCGAGATGTTTTTTACCGCGCATCCCGACTTTCAGTCTGCACTTGATGAATTAACGGAGAGCGACGCCCGTGCAGCTAACCTGTCACTGCGACAGCTGCGCGAATGGCATGCCGAACGCATCTATGCGGCCTTTTTGCGGCAGAAGAATCTGGATGGAATGATCTTTTCTATTCAGCTCGCTGAGCCGGATAAAGCGGTGGCGGCTGAAGCTATCGAGACTTATCTCAAATCTCATGCTGAGTCGCTGGGGATGAGCTGGGAAGAGTTTTGCATCAAAAACGAGCTTTAATCAGGGCCGCGCTGAAGTTGTATATTGCAAACACCTCCAACCAGTTCCGGCACTGCAGATAAAATTGTACTAACCGGGGGAAAGTGTATAACTTCGGCGTGCGACTCAGGTCGTGATTGTCCTTTAACGAATAGTGCTGATGCACTGCCTCTGCAGGTGTTGTCTCAATTCCACCTCCAGAGGCGAATTTTTTTATCCGCCCCTACCCTTCACCTTCCGTCGCTTTACCCTTTACTTCAACATAACTCGCTACCGCCAGCAGACGATTAATATGCGTCAGCAGCAGATCCACATCAGACTGCAGAAACTCGGTCGAAGATTGCGAAGCGGTAACAATGGCATCCTGCACCGTTTCTGAAATAGTCAGCGAGTTGTCCTGTTTCGCCTGCACCAGCAGCGCCGCAACCAGCAGGGACTGCGCTTCAAGCTGCGCCGTCAACTCTTTTGCATCGACGTCCATCTTTGCCAGTTTTAGCAGAATATCAATTACCAGTTGTCGCATCGCGGACCTCCTAAAAGTAAGCCGCCATTATGTCGCGATGCGTGCGCATTTTGCTAGTCGAAGATTGAGGTTTATGCGAGATAAAAATTTACACGAAATCAGGCGCGCTGCCTTGCCACTGTTTTTATTTACAGTATTATATGTCAGCGATTTTGCCCTGAATGGATTGCCATCATGTTTGTTGAGTTGATTTATGACAAGCGCAACGTTGCCGGTTTACCGGGTGCTCGCGAGATGATTCGTGAGGAGCTGGAAAAGCGGGTGCATCGGGTGTTCCCTGACATTGAAGTTAAGGTCAAGCCGATGGAACGTAACGCGATTGATACTGATTTGAGTAAGAACGATAAAGCGACGGTTGCGCGGATTGTTGAAGAGATGTTCGACGAAGCGGAAATGTGGCTGGTGGCCGATTAATCCCTTAACGGCCACCACATCAGTTAGCGGGAGATGACTTAGCTCTCCTGCTCGCTGTGATTAACTTCAATCTCGATGTCCTGAATCGCGGCATCCAGATCTTCCAGCAGTTTACCCTGCTTATTAAGCAACGCATCGATTCGGTCGGCGTTGGTCTTGTCTTTATACTCACCCGCATCAAACGCTAACCATTGGCTGGAAAGGGTTTCGGTGTTGGTCTGAGCATAGTGACGCATCTCTTTTAGCTGAGAAGTCACGTCACGCAGATATTCAGTTTTGGTCTTGGTTTCTGTTGAATCGCTCATGCTAAATTTCCTTCTGGTCATCTATCCAAAGTGAGTAGGCTTAGCGGTTCATCAACCGGCCAATCAGCGGGCCTGCATTCAGGTACAAAATGTTGCCCGGATATTTAAAACTAGTCGATAATAGCGAAGCCGCATTAAGAATAATCGGAAGTTATGGTTTATGACCGGATTTCACGGCTGGCACCTCACTCTCAGTGACGACCTCTTTGACTTTTATGACCGTTTTGTCGGCTATGCGATCCGGTATTGCATCCAGCTTGTGCTGTATTGCTGCAACCTGATCGGTCAGCAGCTCCACTCTGTCATCACGCCGCGCCGCAATTAAGCGGTAATCCGCCCGAATCTCCTCGACCCGCTTGTTTGCGGTGTTACTGACGTAGAGAAAAATGATCGTCATCAGGATGCAAATCATCGAACAGCTCAGCAATACGCAGCCGAGAATAACTTTGCGCCGGTAAGACATAGGTGCCTTAGTGCTATTAATCGTGGCCATCACTGCGATCCTCCAGAGTTGAGATAAGCCGATCAATCTCATTACGAAATTTATCGTTCTGATCGGTTTCGGTCATTGCCAGTAAAATCCCTACCGCATTCTTGATTAACCGAAGATCGGTTTCGAGTGTCGAGATACGCCGCAGATTCCTGTCGTGCCGTTCGCGTAATTCATCGTTCTCCTCCCGTATCAGCAGGTTGCTCTCTTTCAGCAACACCACCTGCTCTTTGTAGCTGGTAATAATTTCGCCGCCGGCTCGATTACTGGTAACGATTGACGCAATTCCCGCCAATAACGGTTTCCAGAACAGTGCTGCTGCCCCCCCACCCAGAACTAACGCACCCATACTGGTAATCAGACTACTTTCCATGCCACACCCCTTTGTACGGTAAGGTCTCTGGAACTTACTGCGTGCTGCTTAGCCACGTCCCCCGCATGAAATTTAAGATTGCTTAAATACCAGGCTTAAGTATACTTAAGTCACTCTCAACCAAAAAGTCAAGCTTATGAAAAACGAAACGCTGGGTGACCGCATCCGACTCCGACGTAAATCGCTGCAGTTAACGCAGAAGCAATTGGCGCAACAGGTAAAAGTGTCCCATGTGGCGATTTCGCAATGGGAAAAAGAGGAGACGCTGCCGCGCGGTGAGAACCTGCTGCGGCTCGCCGAAGCGCTGGGCTGCGCACCGGCTTTTCTGATAGATGGGGATGGTCCTGTTTTCAGCGAAAGCGCCTGGAGTGGTCTGCACCAGATCCCACTGCTTGCACAGCGCGACGTGCCGCGATGGCTGAGCGAGGCCGGTTCCGTCCGGCATGAACTGCTGATGCACAACGACATGGCGCTTTCACAGCAGAGCTTTGCCTTCCGGGTGGAAGAACAGGCGATGACGCCCGCGATTCTGCGGAATGATGTGGTGATCATCGATCCCAGGCAGTCACCTCAGCCCGGCGACTGCGTGCTGGCATTGCAGCAGCAGGTCGTGCTGCTACGCACCTGGCGTCAGCGCGGCAGTGATAATGGCGTCATGCAGTTTGAACTGGCACCGGTCAATATCAACTTCCCTGAGCTGCAATCCAGCCGGGACAGCCTGAAGCTGATTGGTACGCTGGTGGAACTGCGACGCTACCGCCAGCCATAAAAAAACCCGCCGTGCGCGGGTTCACTTTTCATCGTACAACAGTGGCTGAGTTTATAGCCGGACAACTACAGGGCATCGGTCAGTTGATCTACCACCACTTTGCCCTGCAGATCGGTCTGCATAATGCGGTAATTGACGGGCCATGAGCGGCGGGTACTGAGTTTATCGAACAGGATTACGCCGCCTTTTTTAACTCCCTGGCTATTTACAATAATCCATTCGGTGACCTCTTCCTGACCACGATTTTTCAGGCTCAGCGAGCGTTGTTCGATTAACTGATCTTCAGCTTCAATCTTTAAATAGTCTCTTAACATAATTTCTATCTCCTGGTAACGCAGGCCACTATATGCCTTTTGCTAATCCGTTCAATCGAATTTATTTATCGATCTGTTTATCGACGGGAATGTGACCTGCCGCAAGCGACATAGCAGGTTTGTCCATTACTGCATCAGGGATTCCCGGTTAGCATGAACCTGCTGTACACACCCAAACATCGAAAAATGACGTGTTCAGTATGAGAGAAACTCCGATTAGCCCGCCGCTGGCGGGCTTTTTTTTCTTCTTTAATCCGCTGCGCATGCGGGATGTCAGTGCTGGTCTAAACTTAAGAGACTGGAATAAAAGGAGAGAGTTATGTTTAAACACAATACGAATGAAGAACGTAAGAAAGAAGGTGATGTCAGCAAAAGCCTGCCCGAAGCCGCGCCAAACGCTGGTAATGCTTACGAGGAAGATGATCATCCCGCCACTGATGCACCGAAAGATCATGGCGAAGTGCCGCGCAAAAATGATGACAGCCAGGATGACAAAAAAGATCCTTACAAGGCAAGCTGATGTGCGAGAGGCGCGCCCGCTGGGCGCGCTGGTCAGCGTTAAGATTTAATGAGATCGGCAAGCTGGTACTGATTTTCAACCAGCCATGCTGGAAAATGTTCGAATGTCACCGGCACTATCTCCATTCTTCGCGGACGGTTCCAGATATCAATATTGTTCTCAACGCAGCGCCGTATATGATCCGGATTGTTAAATTCGGGACAGTTACGTTCGGTATGAGAAATCGAAGACATTTTTTCACTGATGCGCTCATCGCTCATTACCCAGGAAAAATGCCATCCTCCATTCTTAATGGTTTTTGTCCGGAAATTTAGCCACTTCCAGCGCAACCAGTTCTCGCGTATCGGTGTACCACGACGCTTAACATTGCGAAGCAATTCCGGTTGCCCCATAAAAAAGTCTCGCAGCGTTTTACAGGTCACCATTTTCGCCAGGGTGGCACAGCGCGGTGTGCCGTCGTCATTTAAAACCCGGACATTAAATTTAAAATTGAAATATTGCTGATGCAGCGTCGTGCAAAGATGTTGATGACTGAATGCTTTTATCGCCTCGGGTCGGGGAATTTCATCGACGTCTGACACAATAACAATATCATCATCCTGCGCGCCGGCCAGCCCCTGCATAATCTGATTACGTGCAGTGGCTTCATTTTCCCAGGGATCAGTCTCACCCGCATTAACCAGAGAACTATTCGATTTAAAGGCTTCCTGATAAAATCTGGGCGCAATATCGTTAACAATATAAATAATTTTATCGCGGAAACGATCGAACTTCTCAATATCAAAATGAAGCTTTTCCCGGCGTTTTCCGGTAAAGGTATAGCGCGATTCCACAATGACAAACCGATCAACAACATGCTCAAGCGTGTTCAGACGCATCTCAAGCAAGATATCTTCATCGTAGTACAAAAAACAGTCATAAATCATAATATTCAGAGGCACTTAAGTAGTAAGGATTTTCATCAGGACACCTCAACATGCGTAACACAACAGAGGTATAACGCCTTTTGTTGAGGCCGATTTTTAATGAACCTGATGTGTGTGTAATTTACTGCGTAAAACTATCCATGTTTATAATAAACTGGCTAACAAAGGCTGCAGGCAATGATTTTCGGGCATCCACCTCAAAGCAGACTAACGATATGATGAGCAACGGGTATAGAGTGATATTTACCTGACAACGGTTAACACCAGCAGACAGCATGAGTCACCTGATGCGGGCTACTGAGTTCCTGTCCGTTGCTTACATCACAATGCGTTGCGCAGAATGTTACATATAGTCCGTAACGCCAGCAATATTAAGCGCAGATTTTTGATTAAAATGAGCGATACGATCAATATCCGGATATTATTGGTCAACAAAATAACTATGATGGTTTAGTTAATGAAGAAGATCATTATTGCCCTGAGCATAAGTCTGATGGGCGGATGCGTAGATATGGGACGGGTTGGATTACATCCAACAACAAAAACCGCTTATTTCGACGGTCATCCTTTTCAGGTTGAATCCTGCCTTAGCGTAGCGGCACAGGATCAAAGACTCTATCTGGAGCAGGATGAACCTCTGCCGGATGGCACGAAGCGATATAATCTTGAGCAGGATGATGAAACCGTGGCCTGGGTTGAAATTGCAAAGTTCAGCCATCATCAGACCAGTGCGACATTTTACTATGCTCCAAAAGCATCAGATATCAGCACAGCAGTTTCAGGGATGATCGCGCGGTGCAAAACATCACGTTAAATGCCGCGTCGGCATGAATGTGATGCAGGATGGACGACCAGGAGACAGAATAAGTTGTCAGACCAGCCCGAGCACAAGCGCTGGCCTGACAATCTTTCGCACTCTTCTATTCTAAGGCTTTTATCACGCCCGCTTCCGGGCTATGCCATGTTCAGGAGTGTGCAGTCAAAGCTCAGCCTATTTAGCCGGTTCGCAATCATAGGCACCTCGTATGCGGATCTGACTCTGGCTGGTGCGGACGATTTCAGCTCTTAACAGCCCTTTGCCCTCACGGTTCGTCAGCTCCATATCCACCATCCCCGGCGCTTTGCTGTTTTTCACCAGCAGTTTGACGGTCGCGTTGTCGTAATCGCCCTTCTCTTTCGCAAAAGTGACTTTCTGCGTTTTTGCGCGTTCTCCATTCACTGAGAACCAGCCGCTCTTGTCAGGTTTAAGATAGAACGGCCCGCACTGCGTGGCAGCAAAGGCTGGAACCGATAAGCTGATTAACGATGCGATAAGGATAAGTTTTTTTAGCATTGGGCTGGCGTCCTGCTGATAGGTGATGAGGGGTCGGGTCGTCTGCACCGAAGAGTGAGTTCCCTGCTGCACGGCTCGTAATAAAGAGCAGTATAGTCAATGACACCTGCATTATCGCCAGTACAGGGTCATAGACTCAGCAAAGGGATCGGCCTTGATGCTGGCAACCCAATACCCTAATCCACTGCCACGCAGGCGTGCCTTGTTCAGCGGAATCAGCTCACTAAACCTGCATATTCATAATTTCACTTTGAATATTTAGCATATCAGGTTGCTGTGCGTTGAAGCGTGGTTTTACAGAGACATACCGCAAGTCACAAGCTGCCGTCATGGTGGTTTTGAGGTGATTTGCGGTATTTTTTTGTGCTACATGTGTGCTACGGCTAAATCGTCGGCCGCAACGGTTCATAGACAGACACTACCTCGGCCGTCACTTTCCCCAGCACCACAATCCCTTCCATGCCCTCTCCGTCGATCGTCTCTCCGTCCGAAGTGATAATCCCTGTTGTGAATAATTTGCCCAGTTGCGGGTACTCGCCTATCTGGAATGCGATTTTGTCGCCCGGCGCGGGCTTCAGAGATTTGTCAGCCAGCACGAACCCGTCAGGCGTCTCAATCAGGATCATGTTGTTCCGGTGAGGCATCAGCACATCGTTCAGGTCGATGCGCCGTTCTATGTAATCAGACGCTGGTGATGGAAATCCCATAGTTACCTCACGTATCCCATGTTGCGTAACGACCAGGTCTTATTCTCGCTTTCCTCTGTGACCAGTTCGAAGAAGAAGTTCTGGTACCGGCGAATCCACCGGTTGCACTCCGCCAGCGTCCATACGTGATTCACGTCGCCCAGTCGTTTCTGGAATGCCGCAGTAGTGACAATCTGCCGCCCTCTGCTGTCCTGCGTTATCGCTCCAGCGAACGCTGCGTGTATATCGCTCTCTCTCGCCATGATAAATCCTCCTCTAATAAATACTGTATGGATAAACAGTAATGTCGATCGGTTGATTTGATCAAGGCGGAGCGGTGCACAGATTTGTAAAGGGGTTGATGGTGCAGGGTTTTTAGTTGGCGCTTGCGATGGTGAGTGACTAATCTCAAATCACCCACCCCGCAGCCTGTTCAGACAGGAGCGGCTGAGTCATTGCCCGGTCGCCGGGCTTTTTTTGTGCCAGTATCTTCGCTAGATTTTCATAGTAGCGAGGTGTGACATTTATGCATCTGGTGGTATCATCTACTGATATTATGATGTAATTCTCCAACATTAAGCCGAATAATGAAGCTTTAAATATCCTTATTTTGGCAAGAGACATGTTTATTTATGGATAAAAAAAATCACGATATTGAGGTTCTAAGAACTCTTGCTATTGCATTCGTCATACTTGCTCACATTCCGGGCATTCTGGCACCAGACTCCTTTTACTTTAAAGTGATAAGTGTAAGTAAATTCGGCAGCGGTGTTGATTTGTTTTTTTGTGTTTCTGGGTTTCTTATTACAAAAGGCTTGTTGGATAAAAAATTAATTGAATTAGACTTTGACGGCTTTAAAAGTGAAGCAAGGCAATTCTACATAAAAAGAATATGGAGGCTCATGCCTGCAGCCATGTTCTGGATTATAGTTTCGATAATTCTTTCTTTTGCTCTTGAAAAATACCATGCCTTCCTTACGCCATCTGATATGCTTAAGTCAGCATTTTTCTCTATCACTCAGACTCAAAACATGTATTTCCCCATGTGTAGGCAAGAAGGTACGTGTGGGAATCTAGGCATTTACTGGAGCCTTTCATTAGAAAATCAGTTTTATCTCTTATTGCCACTAATACTCTTCTCAATGAATAACAAAAAACTGTGTTTTTTCATGCTTGGGGCTTTCCTGATTCAGTTTTTTATACCGAGGACTTTAAATAGTCAAACCCCTCTCGCGTGGCCCGTCAGAACGGATGCTATTGCGCTGGGTGTTATAATTGCAGTTTTGAACCATAAAAATATCAATTATTTTATTAGAGACTACATCTCCAGTCGAGCATGGGTTGCAGCTCTAACATTCATATCATTAACATTTTTCCTTGCATTTTTCACCAATCCGAATCCTGTAGTATTTTATCAAACCGGATTGACCGCACTGTTATCTGGAATTTTTGTACTATTGGCAAGCTTGAACGTAAATTTCTTTGCTCGTGGTGTATACATTAGGGCCATTTGCGATTATATCGGATCCCGGTCATATTCTATTTATCTTACTCACTTCATCGTGTTGGTCTTAGTGGGAAGATTTTTCTTGTATGATGTAAAGAGCACCACTTGGCTTGAGTCAGTTGCACATGTAGCTCTCTTTCTCTTTGGAAGTTTATTGCTTGCAGAGCTGAGTTATAGATTCATTGAAAACAAGTTCAGATACGGTTGGGTTTCCAACTACAAAAAATAGATGCTACTACTTCTCGCCATGATAAACCCTCCGCTGATAAATACTGCATGGATAAACAGTAATATCGTTCGGTAGTTTTGGTCAAGGTGAAACGGCTCACGGATTTGTAAAGTTGCGGTGATTTCATAATCGCGTAGCAAAGCGTTGCCCTGAAAATTACTGTATATAGACACAGCAAAGGAAGGTTACGTTTTAGCTAACGGCTATCGTTCAGTTTTTTTAGATACATGGGGCTCGTTTTATCAACATGTTCATAAGTAAAAATCTTCTATATGGTAAATCAATGTCATACGCGATTAAACAAGTCAAAAAGCTATACTTTCTAAACCAAATTTCTTGTCATATTAGCTAAGAATGGTAAAATTCATTAAATTTTCTAAAGGTTACGGGAATGTCTAGTCTTTTTTTTAGAAGCCAGATTATTAGGTACGCCATGGTTGGCTTAGCGAATACGGCCGTTACTGCAGTAATTATTTTTACGTTAATGCACTTTGATGTAGGCCTATATGCTGCAAATATATCAGGATATTTAGCTGGCATAATATTTAGTTTTTTAGCCAATTCGATTTTTACGTTTTCAACGCCGATGGCTGCTAATCGCTTTGCTAAATTTTTAATTGCGTGTTTAGCTTGTTGGGTTTTCAACTTAATAGCAATAAAGATATTTCTATCAGCATTTCCTCAAAAAGAATACGCATCTCAGTTAGTGGGGATGTTTATATATACAACCGCTGGTTTTTTAATTAATAAATTGTGGGTTATGAAATGAAATATTTCGGAGTTGAAACAACCGTAAAGGGTAGAACTGATCACAAATCGATTGAAAAATTCAAAAGACCTACGCCATCACTAACTATCATTGTACCATGCTATAATGAAGAGGAGGTTTTTGAGAGGTGCTTATTGGAGATTAATTTAATTCTGGAAAAGCTTATCGATGGAGGTTTAATTAGCAATGACAGTCATATTCTATTTATAGATGATGGAAGCAAAGATAACACATGGAAGTTGATAAGTAATTCAGCAAAGTCTTCATCTAAAGTAAGAGGCCTTAAATTATCCAGAAATAAAGGTCATCAGGTTGCACTTCTTGCTGGCCTGAATGAGTGTGAAAGTGATATAAGCATTAGCATTGACGCAGATCTTCAAGACGACACATCAGTAATTGAAACAATGGTTTTAAATTATTTAAATGGAAGTGATATAGTTTATGGCGTTAGAGATGATCGAGCTTCTGATACATTCTTTAAAAGAAAAACGGCGACACTTTTCTATGGGTTAATGAAGTGGATGGGGGTTGAACAGATCCCTCATCATGCTGATTTTAGGTTGTTAAGCAGAAGAGCTAAAAAAGCTTTAACATCATATAAGGAGCAAAGCCTATATTTGCGTGGTTTGGTTCCATTAGTTGGTTTTTCTTTTTCTGAGGTTTACTATTCACGCTCGGCAAGAGAAGCCGGCGAATCAAAATATCCTTTAAAGAAAATGCTTGGGTTAGCACTCGATGGAATTACTTCGCTAACGATTACCCCACTAAGAGTTATTACTGCTCTTGGTTTTTTAATTAGTGGCATCTCCATAATCTCAGCCATTTATGCCCTAATCCAAAAATTCAATGGTAACACAGTTGAAGGTTGGGCATCGGTCACGATAGCAATATTCTTTTTAGGCGGTGTTCAAATGCTATCTTTAGGTATAATTGGTGAATACGTAGGTAAAATATACATGGAGTCTAAAAACAGACCAAAGTATTTTGTTGACGAAAAGGTGGGTGAGAAAAATGTTTAAAAGAGGGGTTATTTTAAGCGCATGGATTTTCATCCCTATATTTATTGCTCTACAAACATTATATTTCATAAGACATGAGCAAAGTATTTACTATTGGGATTTCAATGGCTACTGGCGCTCATGGGAGAACTTTGTTGCATTGCTGGCACATAAACCAAACGATGCCTTAAATATCGTTGCGCTTTCTGTCATGAGCGATGATTACAATATTTTACCAATAGTAATCCCTGCACTCTTCAGTGACATAAATATCTCCTCTAGGCTGCTATTCATTGAATTGCTTAACTTGTTTTATCTTGTTCCAGTCATATACCTGTTTCATATTCTATGCATTAATCTCACAGAAAAAAATCGCATAGACAATTTATTATGGCATCTGACAACATTATTTATTCCATTATTTTTTGTTTCATTTTGGGCTCCATCACTAAAAGGCTACCCAGACATTTCTGGGTTAACATTTGTTTTGGCGGCTGTAATACTCTCATCAAAAGTAAACTTTTCTAGCAAAATAAGTTTAGCATTACCTGTGTTACTTGGGCTAATTCTTTGGGGGCCTTTCCTGTTCAGGAGATGGTATGCTTTTACGGTCGTTTCACTATACTTCAGCATTCCTTTATTAAATTACTATATTTTCAATGGATTAAAGTTAGAAAAAAATAAAATATTCAACTTGCTAATTAACTTTACCATTTCCGGCCTTTTTTCATGTGGGTTTGTATTGTATTTTCAGCATGAATTGTTTGAGCGAATTGTACATACAGATTATGCAAATATTTATCAGGCATACCAAGCGTCGATAGGAACATCAATAAGGACACTTGTCAATGGCACAGGTGTTTACTTACTACCTTTCTTTGCGCTAGGGTTAATCTCTGCATTTTACTGCAAAGATAAAAAAGAAAAAGGATTGATATACTTCTCTTTATTTAACTTAATCTTCAGCTTTTTCCTTTTTACCAAGACTCAAGCTCCAGGTGTTCAGCATTGCTTGCCTTTTTCTCTTTGGATTCTGATTATATGTACCCTAGGCATAAAATTTATTATGATCCAAATAAGAAACAAAAGAGGTGCATATCTATTCATCGCATTATTCTTAGGAATGCACGGATATATATTTGGAGTATCAGTAAATCATACAACTCGTTTTTATCCTGACTGGTGCAAGGAACTCCTGCCGACAAAGTCCTATCCTTTATTAGTTGATAATTATGACAACTATCTTAATTTGGTTAATGACTTGAGGAAGCTGACTGAAAATGGAAAGAAAGTTACAGTATTTGCCTCCAATAGCGTTCTCAATGATGACATGCTGAATACCATCTCAGGATTATCTTTATCGAAGAGCCTTTCTTATGCATCTCAGGTTGATTTGCGAGACGGGATGAGAATTGATTCATTAATGTCTGATTACTTCGTCGTTACCTCACCTCCGCAAATTCATTTGAAATCCTCGGGTCAACAGGTCATTACAGCTCCAATAGATCAAATACTTAATGGCAAAAGCATTGGCAATGCCATGGTAAAGCTTGAAAAAAACTATACTTTGGCCAATGGCGTGAATGCTGTTATTTATCAAAGAGTACGCCCCTATAAGCCTGAAGAAGTAGACCAATTTTTTAATTTGCTTTTCAAAAGCTATCCTCAATGGAATGGAGTTATAAATAAAGGGCTTCCTTTCACATATCTTTCAACTCAGGTTGACGCCGGAGATCAGTGGGGAAGCTATGGCATATCTTATGATGGTAAGGTAGGGGCTCACCCGGGGGAAAACACACCAACCATTTTTTCTTGGAATCTCCGCGGAGTTAACCGATTGATTATTAAGTCTGTCAATACTAGCTGTCAAAATGCTGATGGGGTTGATGTAAGTATCTCCGCGCCCGGCCATCAAACAAAAACGATTCATGTGGATAATGGTAGGTCTCATGTCTTGCAAGTTGCTGATTTCAAAGGCATCGAAAGTAAGTTGAGCGTGTCTAAACATCTTAACTCTGCGTGCGATTCGATAGAAATTTCGAGTGATTAGAAAGCATATTAGGCTTCGCTTGCCACAAGCGAGGCCTTGAATTTTATCGTAAATTTTTACCAAAGCATTATCTAAAATGCTACATTTAATTTACACATTTTAATGAGTGGTCAATCTTAAATGGATAAACGTATTGGATGGCTTGAAGTTACTAGATTCATAGCGATACTGATGGTTCTGATTATTCATAATGTTGATGAAGGTGTATATAAATCAGGTTTAGAAAATGATAATCAATGGTATGCCTCGCAATTTTTTCACTTGATTGGCAGGCTAGGTGTACCACTTTTCTTTATGATAACCGGATCATTACTAATACCCAGATTAAAAGATGTTAAGGTAATGGATTTTTATTTAAAAAGAATACCACAATTTTGCATGCTTATAATTTTTTATACGTTACTTATTAACGCCTCTCACTCCTTGATAAACAATCAACCGATCAACTTTAGTTCGACAATAAACAAGCTCTCTCATGGCGATACTGGTCCTGCATACCAACTTTGGTTTTTATATAGCATTACTGCCATGTATTTAGCTATGCCGTTTTTATCAAAAATGCTTAATGTGATGAGTGATAATGAAATCCTTATATTTATCATGTTGAGTGTCGTTTTTTTCTATTTGCCAATATCCTCTGATACGCTTTTTTCTTATAGGCTATTTTCAGCACCTTTAAATGTCGATCCTGTTAATGGTTTTATTTCTTATGTAGTAACAGGATATTTTATAAGCCATAGGATGAGTTTAAAATTCAACGCGCCACTTTTATTCCTTTCTATTATAATTATGCTCAGCTTATCTCTGTATACTCAGGGGTACCTTAAAAATTTGAACAAAATGAACGGGGATGGGATAGGATGGTATTCTTCCATATTTATTTTCGCCTGTAGCGTTCCGACATTTTGCATTCTTAATAAATATGGTGATTCAATTTTTAACTTAGCCCCTAAAACATTTACATTGTTAAGCAAAAGCAGCTTTTGTGTTTTTTTGTTGCATTTAATACCAACATGGATAATTTTACAGCATTTGGTTGACCTGAAAATTAATTTAGCTCTAGCAATTGCCATTTCAATTATAGGAAGCTACTTGTTTTGCATAGCTTTTTACCTGGCTTTTTATAAAGTCCCCGTACTCAAAAAATTAGTTTCTTAAAACCGGGGCCTTTCGGCCCCCATATTTAACCAGCGCCACCTATATAATGCGCAGCAAACTCTGTCCGCGATGCTGAGATCGTTCCGTCGCCTAAAGAAAGCGTAATCTTAATGAACAACGCATCTCCTGCCATGACGTTCACTTCGGTATTCATGCATCCGGCAACAGCTGTCGTCGTATACGGCGGGATGACCTGATAACAAACATCCTCATTAGCTACACCCGCCCTCACCCTGACCAGGGTGAGGTAAGCTGTTGCTCCTGCCGTCATGCCTGTTATGTGTATTTTCGTACTGATGCCAACCCGACCAGCAATCCGGCAGTACTTATAACCCATTGTTGCAGCATTGGTGACGTCCAGCGTTTTTTGCGGATCTCGAGTGGTGAAATTAAATCCGATGCGCCCGGCATAGTTACTGACCATGTAACTGTAAAGCGCGTTACCGGTAAGCGTTGCTTCCGAATGGCCCCAGAAAACATCGTTACGTGATGAGTATCCATTCTGGTCGTAGAGGTCAGTAATTACTATACCCTCAGGGTTACTACCGGATCTGAAGAACGCAAAGTTATTATTGTTATAGCATCCAAGAACGAAGTTTGTGCCAGGGCCATCGTTGTAAATACTCGCTTCGAAATTACCACCGACGAATTTAACGCCACGGCATCTGTCCAGGCGCACAGCTCCGACAGTGGGTGAGTCGCCATAAATACTGCAGCCACTGAAAGTCATACCAGCGGTCTGCGCCACCATATTGACGTTATATCTGGTGTTGTGGGCAATGGTCATGCCTACAACTTGTCCGTGAGTAGTATTGGTGCCGCCCTCGGGACATGTGAAACCCTCCGCATTGTCAACAAGCATTCCGCCAATAAACTGGCAGTTCCCGGCTGACGTGCGTGATGCGATCTCACAACCTGATGCTTTAAAATTAATCCAGCCAGTAAATTCGTTCATCAGATTATTGCTGTTGTTATTAGCAATATCCTCACGTCCTACATAGCAATAATAAGCCGAGCAGTTTGTCCAAGAACCTTTATTGCCCCTCGGAGCCTCCCAGGTCCCTACGGTATTCTGATAATAGGCACGGCCGGCAATGCCGGATGCAGTGACATTATCAACACGATAGTTCTGACAGCCACTTTCAAGGATGCCGATCTGCCCTTGTTCAGCAATGGCACCATTACCGATAAGAGACAGTCTTCCCTCAATATTCCAGTCATCGACGTTAACTGCATAGATCATTGCTGCCGTTTTGGAGGTGCTAGTTATGCGGCCGCCTTTGCTGATGAGTCTGGTTCCAGCAAGAATATTGATAGACCCAGAGCTGACATTATAAAAACCCTGCATCATTACAGGCTTGCCGGTAGCTATCGCAAGATTTATAGCGACCCTATCATCGTTGACGCCGTCGGAGACAGCACCAAACATCTCCGGAGTCACAAAATATAACGCGTCTGAAAGAGTCCCGGACGGATTAACTCCTATCAACTGAGAACCTGTAGCTTTTTTTAGTTCCGCCCTGAGCGATGCATCACCCACAGAGATCCACTTTCCAACGCCTATACCTCCTGAGTTCTGAGGTGTAGACCCAGCCGCTACGATCTTTGGCAAATCTCCATCCCACCGATAATATTCGCCATTACTTGTATCGCGCAGAACTTGGTTAGGTAGAGTGATAGTCGCGCCTGCCTGGAACGAATCAAGGGTAACATAGCCAAACTGAGATATAGCATATTGAGCCAGCCACCTTAGACCCTCAATCGTGTAATGCTTACTTCCGAATCGATCAATATATTGCCGCTCTAAAGAGGTCACAAACTCGTCAATTTTCGCGGAATTAAATTTCAGATCGCGAGGTGACTCACTTGGAACAGGCAGCTGAGTGGGTTGAGTGGCCATATTTTTCTCATTAAAAAAGCCAGCGCTAAGGCTGGCTTGCGGTGGATGACGGATGCTTAGGGGTAAATCAAATCGCTATATTCAGCGAGGGTTAGAGCTGTTGTCCCATCGCTATTTGGCTGCTTTTCGCTTATTACCCACTGAGTGGCATTAAGCTCTTCTGTCGTTGCGATCACATAACGCGAAGGAGATTGAACGTCATAGCCGTCAAAGATGTTCAGTGCCATCTGTGGGATAGCCGCGGTGAAACCAAAGGCTGTATCTGGGCGAGGCGATGCAGGATAGCGAGCAGACGAGTTGCCCAGGGAATCAGTAATGACCACATACATCGAGCCGGTGAAGTTGATTCGCTCGCTGGTTTCAAATGAAATCCCACTGCGCGAAATAATATAGCCAGCCTGTTGATTGGTGTCGTAGGTGTCAGGAACTTGAACCATATCGCCCACATTTACCCACTCACCGTCAGATAGCGTGGTGATCGCCATGCTCATTCTGGAATAAAGCAACCGTCGGCACTCTTTCTGGGCACGAAAATCAGCCTGAAAACCATCGCGCACATACATCATCTCCAACTTTTTAGCTTTGACTGGCTGGCCTAACTCGATCTGATTGTTACTAACCCGGTAGCGTATGTAGGCCTGCTTGTTGGTGGTTGGATTGCGGTACTGAACCTCAACGCCGTCATACCCCCCAGGAAGCGTCATGTCATAACTTAGAGAGTATCCCGCATCAACAGTATTGGACCGGTTGAAAACGGTTGCCGGCACAGCTCTTTTCGCATCAAGTGTGAAAGAAAGAACGCTGTCATCCCAGTAAACACTTACCCCAGCCGCATCACATATCGTTTCCATCCTCTGACCGAGCGACACATCCTCATCATCGAATGTGTAGTCAAAATAACCAAGCCTCTGATCTCGAGCATCAAGCTCAGCCTGAATCTGATAAAGGCCATAAATATCGATTGAACTTTCTGGCTGGCCGCCAATAACCAGCCAGTTATGCAGCGCTATATCTGCAAATTTTCTCGACGCCCTGATGGTGTAATCGACCTTCTGCGTGATCAGGTTGTAGGTGATAACGTGGCGGTTGATGAGGGCGTTATACTTCCTGTCCCGCGCGTTGGTTGCGTTCTCAGTCTGCCTGACCGTAACGCGCACGAGAGTGTCATTAGGATAGCTGACGTTATTGCGGGTATTCACGCCGTGGATGGCTTCAACCTTTAGCTTGCTGTTGTCGCCACTATTATCTGTCCGCTGGAATGTCACCGCATATCTTCCATAACCTCCAGCCGGTACCAGCTTATCTGTTCGATAAAAGGTGTCAGATGTGGATTGATGAGGTGTCGTTTGCCGGTATGAGAATCGTTGCGTGGTGCCCGGTATCTGAACGTTGTCGTCGTTCACTTTCCATATCGTGACCTGCCAGTTAGTCTCACTTTTACCGCCCAGCCCTGACTGAGTATGCAGCCAGAGCTGAGAGGACTCTACTGGTGAAAAGAAGGGGCCAATCGCCAATGCCTGATTGTCGTTCAGTATAAACTTGGTTGTATTTATCGTCGCAATTGATATGTATGAGGCGTTTGATCCCTCAATACTATCTATTACGAAGTTATAGAAATAAGTGGGTGCTATAACCGCCCCGTCAGACGTTTCAGTTGCGGAGATGAGGTTGCCAGATAATGTAAAATCCTGGGTTACACTTCCGCTAGCCGTGGGATATGTGGCGTTAACTACAAATGAAACAGCGTGAGGCAAGGTTAAACCCATGAAGTAGTCAAAGCTCGATTGCTTGACGATTTTCATTAGTATCTGTCCGCCGGAGTAGCTTCCGCTTATCACAGTGCTGGCAGTGGCGCTCTCAATTGGGAAATCCTCTGACTCGTTCTTGCCGGGAACCTCCTGCCCGTCAACGTCATCGAACTGATAGCCTTCATTTATCGTGCCGATCACATCACCTGGGTTATATACATTAAACGATGCCCCCGCCATAGAGCCTAGGTTGCTTTCTGAATATCTTACCGAGCTGACGGTGTATCTTCCAATACCAAAGTTCATGAACTCGGTGAGGTATTTGAGGTTGCCTGAATACTCGAACAGAGACTCCTGAATCAGGTCAGGGAAAGCCCTAATCAGACCGTAATTGTCAGGCTTTGCCTCACCATTACGAGCGAGGTTAGACTGACCCTTAAGGCTGTTATTCGATGAAGTTTTGCTTTGCCCGATATTGCCTGTTCCGGGCTGCTTAATGAGCCCACTCATGATTTTCTGAGTAAACTTGATCGGGTTGAAGTGCTCGAGCGGATTAAGGAGGGTTTTAGCAAGATCGCCTGATTTTGGCTGATCGAAGATGATAACCCGGTCTTTTTCTTGCAGGCTGAACCCCATATCATCATCGTCCCGCAGTTCCTGACCGTTAACGCTGATGCGTAGTTCGTTATGAAGATTCTGGCCTGCAAGCCACTCATTGAACGGCACACCCGCAGGGGCTTTAACTCTCTCTTTTGGCAGCCCCGGAACACGCTGAATCTGGACAATTGGCATACTGATAGAACTCCACGCGCGTGAATAGTTTTTGTATTGTTCGGATGCTGTCTGAGCGCACATGCCCACTCTCTCCGCGACTGTGGAAAGCCCGGCCATCAAGAGTAAGCCCGACGTGAACAGGCTGGCTGCCGTACCAGGCAATAAAGATCCCGCTGTCGCTGAAGATATCCGTTTGCCGCCAGTAAACTACTTCTCCCGTAAAGCACGTCAGGAAGTCAGCGCCGGATTCGTAGTCAGGCTTATGATGAATCTCTACGCCCATTACATGGCGGTAATAGAGAACTACCAGCGCCCAGCAATCCATAGCATCAAAGGTGCATGACCTGTCTCGCCATGGAGCCCCCGACACCTTCTCAATGAACTCAGATTTAAGCATTCTGTAACCCCGGGAATTCCTCTGGCGTGTACAGCCTGCCAACGTTGTTGTTGAGCGGGTTTTTAAGCGTCAACGTAACGGTCACATCCTTCTGATCCATGCTCACGTCATTGACGTAGAGCGTCCATGGCTTGAGTGGCGTGTTCATATCAGCCGAATCAAAACGCTGGTATGTGGCCGAGATTGGAGTGATGCGCGCATACCCCCGCCAGAGCTTAAGTTGCTGCTTAAAGTCCTGTGCAAGCCGGCTAAACTTGACGCTGCAATCAATAACAGGAGTGCTGTTCTGCTGGCTTTCGTTTATTTCCATGCGACATGGTGTATAGATTTGGCCGGCAAAGGTTTTGGGGAACACCTGCTTGTCTACCAGCCTGATGTAGCCGAATGTCTGGTTATAGAACGTCAGCGTGTCGAACAGCACCCGGTTGGGCCGCTGGCTTTTGAATTCTCTGAAAGTAGGCATTAAGGCACCCTTGGTAATGATTCCTTATCCCGCCCGTCGGGATAACCAGTGACGACAATGTCCAGCCAGCTACCCCATGGCGGCGGAAGCTCAACCAGGATATCGTCAAATTCGTCATCTGAGTTATTCATTTCTCTGGCAATTACGCTGCCCGTCCAGGTGAACACAGACCCGCTCTGGTTCCATGTTGGATAAGCGGTGAAATGAAGCTCCTGAACCTCCAGCCCGGAATCGCCAGTCCCGGTCGATAGCCTCATGCTGAACCACTGATTACCGTTATCCAGGTAGTTAGGACTACGCAACCACTGGTAAAAGGCACGGTGCTGATGGCGTGTGAATATCCATGTCAGGCTGAATGAGGATTTAAGGTCGTCAGTCAATTTCTGGAAGATTGGCGCACCAACCTGAGGCTGGTCAGTGCGGAACCCCGTATCATTGGTGACGTTTTTATTAGACTTCTGTGCCAGCGGGAGCCAGTCAGGATAATCAATAGCCATTATTCTGTAGCCCTCGCTGATGCGGTTGTGTTGCGGGTGATAGCCTGCCGGATTGGTCCGCCCTGGTTTAGGTCTGCAACGATGACGTCAATAGTTAGACCGCCACCTGTGTTACTGGCCTGAGCATCAACCGTAGCGCTCGTGTAGTTCTGGATATTGATAACCACACCACCTGAGCCGCCAGTTGATGACGTCATGTCTTTGTTGCTAATCACTGAGCCGTTATCACCGGGGATCATGTATTGCTTACCACTGCTGGCCTGATAGATTTCAGGCATGCCGCCCTCACCTACCTGATACATGGAGCCTGCCGATACTGGGCCGCCGTTCTTACGCTTGCCAGCTAATCCGCCTGCCAAAGCCATTCCCGCGATTAAGGCACCGATACCAATGACCGCCGCGCCACCAAATGAGCCGATTGAAGCTGCTGCCGCCGCTGGCAGCCATGCAACTGTGGTAGTCGCAGCTGATGCTGTACTGGCTGCTGTAGTGGTTGCAATCCCTGCTACCGAAGCAGATGTTGTCGCTGCAGTTGCTGAGATTTGCGCGGTTGAACCCATTACGGCCGATTTAACCCATTCAACACCCATCTGGACGAAGGAGTTGATCAGGCTATTCAATGCATTGCTTGCCAGCGAAGACATGGCTTCTTCAGCACTCATGCTGCCCGTAACCATGCCAGTAAATGCATTGGATGCATTACCAGCAATGGAGTCGAATGAAGCCGCGACAGCCTCGTTACCTGCGCTCTGATTGCGCCACATCTGCCACATGGCGGCGGTGCGTTGCTGGTCATACTGCAGGTTAAGAGAGTTTCTGAGAGCAAGGCTTTGCTGCTCGGTGATTACCTTCTGATTCTCGAACTGCTGAATCAGCGCAAGTTTCTGGGCATTCTCATTCGCCAGAGCCTGAACCGGGTCTACGGTTCCTGCGGCTACTTGCTGAGGGGTTACAGCCTGTTCGGAGCGGATTTTTGCCAGATTCGCCTGATGCTCCTGCTCAAGACGCTCTGATGTTTCGTTGTACTGCTCCTGGCTAATCTTTTTAGCTGACAATGCAGTCTGCAGGTCAGCTACATCCTGCTTATAACTGGCATCTGCCTTTGTTTCGGGGAGCAGCTTTTCTGCTGCTGCCTGCGCCCGGATTGCGTTGCCGGTATCCCACTTAGCTGCGGCATATTGCCCAGCAAGCCTGATATCGTTCTGCGTTGCCGCACTACCCAATGACTGTTGAGCAGTGAGGATTGCCTGCTCTCTGCTGAGTTCGCGAGTTGAATCGCCAGCCAGCTCTGACTGCTGCTTCAGATTAGCCAGTTTCTGCGCTATTGACTCAGCCTGAGTCTCAGCTTTCTTACCGGCAGCCAGGCCGTCCTTCGTTTCTTTATTCCTGGCTGCCTCTGCAGCCTGAAGGTCGTATTGCGCCCCAGCTAATTGGCCTGCTGCATTTACCTGATTCTGGTTTCCGCCTTTATCTCCGGCCTCCATGCGGGCTTTAGTGACTGCGCGGAAGCGCTTGTCAGTGATAGCGAGAAGGGTGTTTTCATCCTCCAGATCTTTGTTATATGCATCAGCTTTATCGCTGCGGGGTATTTCCAGACTGGTAGAGTTAAACTTATCCTTTGCGCGACTGGCAAAGTCTATTGCGTGTCCGAATTGATTCATCAGCCCGCTAGCCACGCCAGCAGCGTCACCGTCACGCTTCAGTAAGTCGATTCCCTGAGCGAAAGTGCCATTCATCTGAGCGCGGAGAATGCCCGTTTTACTGACGGTCTGGCTGAGCTTTTCTTGTGCTGATTCGTTCTGCGCCAGCAACTGAGTGTGCTCACTTTGTACATTAGCCAGTTCGGAGAGCGTGACTTTATAAAGAAGGCTTCCCTCTTCAAGAGATCCGAGAGTGCGACGGAGTCGAGACTGCTGAAGCTCGTTAGCCTCAAGCGTGGATTGGGTGTCTTTTAAGGCATCAGCCTGAGCACGGATTGATTTGCTGGCGTTGTCGATTTCAGCAGCAAGCTGAACCTGACTCATGCTTCTCATTTTGGCAATTACGCCATCGAGCTTGTCAGCAAAATCGATGCTTTCCTGCCGCGCCTGCTGCATCTTCTGATAGAAGTAGAAGATACCAGCAGCTGCTATTACGGCCGCTCCAACCGGGCCGCCAATAAGGGCTAGCGCGCCACTAGCAAGAGACTTAATCGTGGTTGTTGCAGTCACTGCCGCGGCTGTTGCTGTTCGCGTTGCGGAAGCCTGCGCAATCTGGGCTTCTGCATATGCGGCAGATCGCTGAATAGCCACTGATTTTACGGCATTAAGGTTTTGCAGGGCAAAGCCCTCTGCCGAAGAACCTTTAGCAACGTTGTACTCAGCCTGAGCAAGTGCAAGCGAAGACAGGGCGGCTTCTTTATCCAGAAGGGCCTTTCTGGCGACTACAGTGGATGCTGTGGCTGTTGCTGCAGTGGATTGCGCTGTAGCAACAGCCTGTGCCCTGGCCGCCAATGCGTCATCCACTCTTGCTTTGGTTGCCATCGCTAAAGCGCCTGTGAACCTACCGCCAAAAATAACTGCGGCGGCAGCAACCACGTTGGCGACCACATCCAGATTCTCACTTAAAGAGATAACGCCCTGGTTAAATATTTTGATTGACGTGCTGACGCTTGAGCTTTCGCCGACAAATTTAGTGATGTTGTTTGTGGCGACAGTGAATGCCTGCCCCATAGTCAGTGCGGTGTTCGCGAATTCCTTCGCAATAGCATCGCTTTGCTTCAACAGGCCATTGACCACTACCTCGGTCGTCAACTTGCCCTGTGCGGCCATGCCACGTAGTTGACCAATAGTCACGCCCAGTGAATCAGCCAAAGCAACAGCCAGGCGACTGCCGTTTTCAGAGATTGAGTTGAATTCTTCGCCACGCAGAACGCCAGACGCCAGCGCCTGAGACAACTGCGTCATGGTGGAGCTGGCTTCTTCCGTTGTTGCACCAGATACGGTAAGACCTTTGTTGATGGTCGTCGTTAGCTTAATCAGGTCGGCCGTGCTGGTCCCAGCGCTCCTTGTTGATCGCTCAAGTCGCCCATAAAGGGTTGCCGTTGCTTCCAGGCTTGACCTTGTATCCTGAGAAATATTGAAGACTCGCTGCGTAACATCAGCAAGTTGCTCATTGGCGCGAACGGAGTTGGCCAGTTTGTTGTTTACCGTGACCCAGGCGTTGCCATATTCGGCAATCTGTTGCACAGAAATGGCAGCAGCCAAAGCAGAGGCAACTTTAGTTAATGATGTAAATGATTTCTCTGTGTTTCCGACTGCTTTCGCAGTGCTATTGAATCCCTGGTCGAGCTTGTTGAGGCGATCATTTACTTGGCGCTGACCCTCGATAAGTCTGGCGACGTTCATTTCTATTTCATAGACGATGTTGCCAACCTGCTGCTCACCTGCCATTGCTTATCTCCGGGCATAAAAAAACCGCCGAAGCGGTTAGTGGCTATTTTATTTTTGCGAGTCTTCGCGCCTTTTTGGCAAGATAATCATCCGCAACCTGATCGTACTCTTCCCGCGTGAATCCCTTCTGGTCAGGGTATTTCGCTGCAAGCATATGCTGGAACTCGGTCATCGTTAATTGCTCGGCTTCTGAGCGTGTCATATTGAAATGATTGCGAGCCGCGCTGACATAGTCAAAGGCGTTAAACTCTGTCGTCGCCTTGCCGCTTTCGTGGCGCTGTAACTGGCGAACCTTTGCTTTACCGATGATGCCATGTGTTATGAGTGACTGAGCTATTAGCAGCAATTCAAAGTCACCCATCAGCCCCATGCGTCGCTTAAATGACCTGCCTTTCGTCCTGGCCGGGCGGAACTCACCGATAAGCGCCGATAAATCACTTTCGCAGCATGCTTCCATCACGGTCATGGCAGCCATAAGCGCCCTCTTGCCGTAACTGCTGTTTCGTATGTGCTCAATTAACCATGCGGGAACATGCCCATACGCTACTGTTGCTCGTTCAACAAGTGGCGTCAGCTCATCGCTATGCAGGTCGGCAAATGCCTGGACAATCTCCTGCGGCTCACCGATTCGACTCATTGCTGCGAATGAAGGACGGAAGAAATACTCATCTTCACCAGCAGTGATGAGGCACTCACCAATCTCTTTATACGGCGTCATGTGATCCCCATAATCATTATCAAGGGCTGAACCCAGCCCTTTGGAATGGTTACGAAGCAGTAACCGTTACAGTTGTGGTACCTGTGAAATTGCCGTCGTTCGACTTGAAGGTGATCGTTGCGGTGCCGGCGGCCACACCAGTAACCAGACCGGTGCTGCTGACGGTTGCTTTCGTAGCATCTGAGGTGGTCCATGTGCCGGACTTGTCAGTTGCATCTGCAGGCAACACAGTGCCGGTCAGCTGGCGAGTTGCACCAACTACGACTGAGGTAGTCGCTGGAGTCACGGTAACGCCTGTAGCAGGAACGCTGTCATCGGTATCTACCACCTGGATGGTATCGGCTGCCGCCACCTTAAACTCGGTGGAGAAGGTGATGATGTCGTTAGTGCCGCCGTCAGAGCTCAATGCGTTGATCAGCATGTACCCTTGGAAGGTGATCGGCCCGAACTCCATGCGAACCCATAGAGTAGGCTGGCGCGCTGCCTGAACCTCAGTGTTGAAATACTTAATCAGGCGACCAACACCATACTGGTCAAGCTTATCGTTGCGGCGCACCTCACCTTCAAATGAGATAGTGAAGTCAGCGTTTGTTACGATGTTCTCAACATAGCCTTTGGTATCATCGGCATCTGACGTCACGCTGTTAGGCGAGAAGTCGAAGCCTTTACTGGTGCCTGCAGCCAGAGCCTTCCACTCTGACTCCTGCGGTACTGCATCGGCGCAACCATCAGCTACTTCGAGCACAATGGCACGGCCAAACAACTTTGTGTTGTCCGTTGGGCAATTTGCTGCCATGGGTAATTCCTCTTTTGATTAACTTTCGCCGTAAGAACAGGCAAATTGCAGGCGCCAGACCATACGCCCCTCTGCGGTGGGGATTGGTGATGGTATGCCACCCATATTGGTGATTTGGCCGACACAGGAGTCGCTGATGGGGTTTTGTTGCACGTAGTCGATGATGGCCTGCACGTCTGCCTCTGACTTTGCATAGTCACCTGCAGACTTGCCGGTGATCAGGTCAACAAGCACGTAATGCTCCGAGCCAATATCTCTATCTACAGGAGTGCCACCATTTGGCCGGAACACGATGAACCGCTGCTTCAGGTTGCCTGTATCAGTCCAGATGAGTGACTGAACCGAATACCCGGAAGTCAGGCCGGCACTGATAAGAAGATTTTTAACGCGCTGATGCATCGGAGGATTCACAGACTCATCTCCTTTTTAATGGTGCGGTCGATGAGGTCGCGGGTATCCATGAAGCCCTTAGTCAGGAACTCCTTCTGAGCTGTCGCCCTGCGGAATGTCTGCGGCACGTTAGGGTCATGCACGTAAACCGCATAGTTAGCCGAGTAGCCAACCCGCCCGGTTAACCTCGTACCTTTGATGTCCAACTCTCGATACTGGCTGTTGATGAGCGTGGAGGTGTCGATAGGCGTGTACAGCGCCACCTGTGATGATCCGATGATTAATGCGCTCTGCAGTGCCCTCACCGCTTTCCTGCCCTGAATGTCTCCAATCAGTGCGTTGAGATTCTGCTGAGCCTGGCGGATGCCGCGGACCTTTACTCCCATATCAGACCCCCGTCAGGATTGCATAATCATCAGTCAGCCGCTCAAAGGTGTCCGCATAGCGAATCGCCTGCATAACCTCATCAGCGCCCGCTGCGATCGGGTCTGGATTGCTCGACGCACCAATCAGGATGTAATCACCGGTATCTGCCAGTGCGTACTCCGTCCATATGGTGTTCTTAACCACCTTCTCGCCGCCTATCGCCCCTAACCGCTTGCTCAGCCCGCCCTGATAGTCGCAGGCAATTACCAGTGGCTCAGACCAGCCAAGAGAATCGCCGTATTCATCCAGCCCCAAAGGCTTCCAGATGGTCGCCTGCGCTGTATATGACCAACTGGCTAAAGATGACATGTCATTCCCTCCAGCTGATTACAGTGGGCTTTCCAGCAGCGATGCGAGCGCAGTTAATCCGCCACTCGCCAGCATCGTTAACGTATCCTGTGGTCTGTTCACCTGTGTTGGTTTTCACCCATACCCGCCTGAATGCCTTGGGCGCTTGTGTTGCAGGTAGCCAGCTCATCGCTTATCACCACACATGCATCCGCCTTTTGCGATCCAGAGACCTGCAAATGCCTGCTGAGTTGGGTCTGGAGGAATCAGAGCGGTTGCGCATCCGTTTTTATCCAGACCACGAAGGAGGCCTAGCGAACCTTTCCACCGATCTGCAAATGAGCCGTATCGGAATGACCTCGACGCGCCAGACGGGGCTGATTGAGAGCTGATATATTTATCGCCCTGCCCCAGCCCCATCAGTCCTAACAGGTACATCTGAATGAGCAATGCGGTCGCCGCCGGATAGTTAGCATCCAGACATTCCTGAATGCTGTTTGCCTGCTCAACCAGCGCCGCGAGAATAAAATCTGGCAGCGTAATACCCTGGATCACCAGATACTCTTTTGCCTGCTCCTGGGTAACCATGAATACCTCTCAGCCCTGCCGGAACAGGGCATAAAAAAACCGCCAGCGCGGCGGTCGTTATTCAGCAGGTGGGAAAAGCTTTTCCAGCTCACCTTCCGGAAGCAACTCTGCCAGCTTGTCAGCGCCCAGGTTGCCTTTGTGCTCAATACCCAGCTCATCCAGACGCTTGGTGATCGCATCTTTGCGGGCCTGCTTGTCTGATGTGGCATTAGGCGTAGCCGGAATCAGCTCAGCCGATGCTTTGCCGGAAAGCTTGCGGACGTGTGATTTAAGTGACGGGTGCAGTTTTTCCAGCTGCACCACAGCACCCTTTTCCACGCCGTGCCACGGCTTAATTACTTCGTATTTCTCAGCCATGATTGCTCCTTATGCGAGGTTCGCGCCGTAGACAACGCCGGACAGGCCTTCGCCATCCTTCTTAATCTGCAAGCCTTCAGCAGACATGATCTGGAAGTTGTAATTGCTCTGCGGCATCGGGCGCGGCAGAGGAACAGTACCAACAGCCATACCAACCAGCGGAGAAATGACGTCCTGACGGCGCTGGTAGCCGAAGAATTCATTACCGGTAAGTGCGAAGGTCGGCGTGATTTCTCTGGCAGGAATGAATTTCGCAATCGCATCCAGCACGGTGCCGTTTACAAAGGCGTTAGAGCCGCTGCCAACTTCGATGGTGTAAGGCTTGGACATGTTCGCCCAAATTTCAGCACTCACCCACAGCTTGTCATATGCAGCCACTTTGTTCCGGCGTGCATTGAGACCAAAGGCACCAGTTGGACCAAAGAAGGCCAGCATCTGAGCCGGGGTAGCTGTGGTCAGATCGATGTTTGCGCCGCCAGCACCACTGCCAAGGTTGATCTTGGATGTGTTGCGATGGTTACGGATGCCCTGACCTTTCATGCCATCGACAGAGATTGCATCGCTACCATTGAGGTAGTAATCAACACGCTTTTTATGGAACTTGCGCAGCTTGGCAGCCTGAGAATCCAGCGCCAGATCGATACCGACAGTGCTCAGGCCAGCGGCATGACGCCAGTTGACGCCATAGCCCGCAGTAAACACCGGGATCGGGTCTCCATCACCATCGTAATCGGTGTGGTCGAAAGAATATGGTGCCTGTCCATCAATGCTGATGGATACGTCATCTGCGATATCGCCTGATACGTTATACATCTTCGCAGTCTTTCCGATCGGAAGAACGGTCTGCACACCCATCAGGTCGTTGATAATTTCCATACCATCTTCCTGATCGCGCATCTGGATAATCTGGCGGTCAATCTCAGCCCAGAACTCGCGGGTAAAGCCGCCGATGGCATTCGCTGCCAGCATGTCATGCGTCATGCGCGTACGAAACGCGTTAACCATCATGTCGTGCTGAGCGTTGAAGATGTCACGGTTCGCCCACAGCTCGTTCCAGTGTCCGCGCAGTCGGCTGTTAGCAGCCAGTGTTTCAGCGGTAAAATACATTCTTATTCTCCTGATTAAGCGCCAGCAGCTGCGGCAACGGTGCCGACGCGCATACGCACGCGGATAAAGTCGGCAGAGCCTGCGGCGATAGTCGATTCATCCTGGCTGTAGCCGATAACCGAATCGGTATCAGATGTCGCTTTGGTGAACTGACCATTCGTGCCGAGTTTGATCGGGTCGTCTTTGCCGTAGGTGCCAGGCACACACAGCAGAGCCAGCTCACGTCCTTCTTCGACGTAGTTACCCACTGCTGAATCGCCAGCCGGAACTGCTTGGGTGATTTTCAGCCCCTGATGGTAAGCGACATCAATGATGTAGAGACGACCAGCCAGCGCGGTAGCCTGCGCAAACTCATTGTCGTCGTTGATGACAGCCGCAGTACCCGGCAGCAGAGCTGCAGCAGTAACGCGGGTTTCGGTCTTGTACAGAGACTGACCGTCGATGTTAACGCGACGATAACGTGCCATTACGCAGCACCTCCGAAGTAAGTGGCCGGATCGGGCGCGCCGGTCACAGGCGGGTTTTTGGCAGTGTTGGTGCCCAGTGGGGCAGCTTCGCCAAGTGATTTGAACATCGCTTCCAGAGCTTCACCTGACAATGCGTTTGCCACGATTTCACCGTGGACTGCAGCGACAGCATCACGCTTGGTTTTCTCTTCAGCGCGGGAGTTAGCGGTCAGGGAGTCGGACAGTGTTTTCTGATTGGCCTGAATGCCTGCCAGCGCTTCGGTAATTGGCTTCAGTGACGCCTCGTTGTTCGCAGCGATTGCGCTGCTGACGATAGTGCCGATCTGTTCCAGTTCTTCTTTGGTTAAAGGCATATCGCCCTCCGTTTGGTGGTTTGCTGCAGGAGCGTCCTGCGGTGTGAAAAGGGATTTAACTTTGTTGGCCACGATTGCGACCCATGACTCCTGGCGCGCTACTTTTGAACCGGTATCGTCAAAGGTGATTTTGCCGCCTTCGGTGATGTAACCGTAAACCTGCGCATCGCCGCCGTTACGGATGACAATCGCCTGTGAATCGGTGAAGTCAGCAATCCACGCGTAATCATCCGGGCCAGTGGCAAATTTATCTCGTGCAGCCTGCTCAAGGCGTCGCTCACGCTCACGGTATGATTCGCCAATCAGCGCGCCGGAATTGCTCTGCAGCGTTTTAGCCTGGTCTGCGTTAACCATCAGGCCAACGCCCTGCTCGGGCTGCGCTGCGCCAACCTCGTGCAGCAGGATGGCGTCATGGTCCATTGCGTTGATCCTGGCGACCCACTCAATACCCTGCGCCTTCTGTTCAGCGCTGGCTTCAAGCTGGTCGAGGAATACGGCAACGCTGGTGTGGATCGGCGGAACGTCTTCGCCACGCTCGATAGCAGCAACACGCTCAAGCAGCTCGCGGCCGCCTTCGCTCTGGTTCGCTACAGTGATATCAACCCACTTCTCCGCATAAACGCGGTTGCCGGACTTCTTAACGTTGCGGTTCCATGCGCCAATGTGACCGGCGTTGATACCTTCAGGAGAAAAGGCAGAGACAAACTGGCCGTCTACAGTCGGATGACCGAGCGGTGCCAGCGTGCCTTCCAGCCCCTGATAATGTGCGTCGATTTCAGATGCCGGATACAGGCCGCCGTTCATCACTACGTTGGCTGGCAGCGTGTAACTTGGCAGCACCAGGTGAGACCGCCCGTTGTAGGTTTCACGGCGAATAGCCTGACTGTTCACCTTAGTGGTGACGTTTACCTGCATAGTCATGGTTATCTCTCGATTAAGCCGCGTGCTTAAGATCGCAGCAGTGATGTGATTTGTTGGTTGCCATGCGCTTGCCCCATGTCTGGGTAAACTCTTTTTTGGCGATATCGATTACAGAAGAATTGAGAGGCACGCCCTTCTCATCAACCAGCACAGTGACCTGAGAGCATTTGCAGTTGATCGCATTGCCGTTGATGCTGTACCAGTCGCGGACATCTTCTGTTGTGTAGAGATTGCCGTGACGTAGTGCGTGCGTCCGGCGCGTTGTGGCGCTCAGGGCAGACAGGTGAAGCAGCATGACGTTCAGGCCCAGATCATCTTTGGCTGAGTCGTGCTCATCCCATCTGGCACGCCGGAGGGCTGTGGTTATTTCCGTTCTGGCAATGCGGTTGGCCCGGCCCTGCTCAATACCTATCTGGTCACGTATGCGCCTGGCGACTTCTTTCGGTTTTTGCCCACGCCCAATGCCATCAGTCAGCACCCGTGAAAGATTCTGCTTCACGTCAGCAGACAGGCCTTTCATCTCTTCAAATGTGCGCGCTCTAACCAGAACCAGACGGTTTTGATATGCATCACTAAGAAGGATTTCCTGAATGCTGCCGCGATATGCCTCATAGGCTGCCGACTGCTGTGCAAGGTTGGCGAACTCCTGCGCCGTGCCGCGCTGATAAGTTGGCGACACGTAATCCTGAAAAAGCCACGGATTGAACTCGCCTCCCTGCAGCAAGATTTCATCAACGAGTGAATCGCCGTTCTGCAACAGCATCGAAAGCATGGTTGGATCTAACTGGAAGGTGTAACGCTGGTTTACTGCTGGCTCTGCAGGGATGCGGTTGAGGAGGTCGATGTATCGCGCGCTGATTTGCTTAAGTCGCCTTCCGTATTCTCGCATCGCGCCGCGTTCAAGGCGGTCAACGCCGGTCGGGTCAAGCTTGTTGCCGGGCAGGATTGCTGGCTTCGGCTTCTTCTTGAATTTCGCCACCTTCCTCATCCTCTGGTAATGGCTCGCCGCCGCCTGGCTCATAACCTGCAGCCACACGAATCTCATCAACCGTAAACACCTGCTCGCCCGAGGCCAGAGATGTCTGGTTGATGTTGCTCATCTTCACCGCGCTATCCAGCTTGTCTGATGAAGACTGCTCGTTCAGCTCATCCCAGACGATGCTGAATTTACTAACTGCCTTGATGATCTGCAGGGCAGTAAGTTTATCGACCATGTCCTCAGCATCGAATGACAGGTCACCGCGGCGTGACTGACAGCGACCATTGAAGTAAATCTGGTCTTCCGTGCTGGCGCGCTCGCCAGACTGATTGCCAACAATGATGCGCGACGGCATGTCTACAGAGGCGCTGAATGTCTTCAGGTTGACGTCATAGGTCGGTGACGGGTCAGAAACCGCATTGACCATTGAGGTGACCTGCGCGCCCTGAGTGATGAGAAGCGTATCGTTACCTCGGTTAATCTCACGGGCTGCTTCGTTGTAGCGCTCCTGCAGCTCATCGACCGTTACGCCATACATCGAAGCCAGATTATTGAAATCAACCTCCTTGTCGAAGTTGATATTCTGCTGCCGGGCAGCGTTCTTAAGGAATGACTCGCCTGAACCACCCTCTACCTTTTCCAGACTGACGCAGGCGTTATAGCCAGGCTCAAGGAAGCCGATAGCATCATCAGACATGTCACCGATAATCAGCACGCGATCGGGATGGATGTTGCGTTGCGCTGTGCTGCCATCAGAAAGTGATTCGGTGTACTGCCACATAGTGATGGTGCCGGAATTGTCTCGGCTTCCAACTTTGAGCGCGCTGGCCCATACAGGTGTAATCTTCTGTAGCGCCTTCCCTTTTACAGCTGGCTGTTCCCATTTCCGGCTGTCTTTGATGTGTAGCAGGATGCCTGCCCAGCGACCAACCAATCGACGCTTATCCGCCTCAGCGAATGCTCGCCAGAAGCGGTGGGTGAATACCTGGTTGCTGGCTTTCTCCCAGGCAGTAAGCTCGCGCGATTCGTCAGACTGCTCTCCTTCGACAACCTGCGGGTTTGTTCTCCAGCAGTTCGATACCAGCTTATTCACCGCACCGTAAGCAATGCCGCCACGACGATAGAGTTTGTGCAGGTCATAAAACGTCAGGTCTTCTTTAAAGCCGTATTCGCACCATGCGCTTTCACGTTTCGCATCCAGTCCCATACCGGGGCTGAATGCCATGGCGCGCGCACGGGCAAGCCTGACGTCATTCAGCGCGTGATTGACGGCTAGTGATAATTTGTCAGTCATGGTTTGTCCGTTAGCGTTTAATCGGCGGGATTTTTGGCCCTTTGGCCGGAGTAAATGAATCGATCTTCCTCAGCATTAGAGTGCGACAGTGTCTTGGGGTGTAATTCAGAGGCTTAACACGTTCGAACCTGATGACTTTTCCGCATGCGCAGCAGCGATATTCTGTCATGGCTACCTCCCTTGCAGGCGCTTTGGCAGCAGCATTCCTGCCATGTGGCCTTTGCGTTTGATATGACCATCTAGCCCGTAGCGTATGCCATCCCAGCAGTGTTCGAATCCGTCAGCCAGTTTTGGCAACACCTCGCCTGTAATGCGATCGGTTTTGTAAGACCACATACGGGCTTCAATTGCGACGTTCTTGCAGCGTGGGTGGATAATGATTTCATCAAAGCCGCGCAGGTGGGCTATGCCATCCTCAACACTTCCCTGCCACTTTTCAGCCGCAGAAATATTGAATCCCTGACGCTTCAGGTAGCTGATTGTTTCCGGTCGGGCTGAATCAGCTTTGATAGGCCACTCCCGAGATCCAGGAATGGCGTCGTAAAGTGCTGGCATGTGGTCCAGCTCAGTTTGCTGACCGTAAGCCTCGTATTCGATGTAGAGCCGGTTATGAAGGATGAATGACCGCGTAAGTGTGTTAGGGTCCTTGGCAAATCCGAAGTCGGCACCGAAGTGAAGGCGCTCCGCCTCTTTCCATAAGGTGTCAGAGAACTCAGCGATACGATACTTACCAGCCAGCACCTGCTTATCTGAGTTTTCGAGGTAAGCACCCTCCCACACCCAGGCATAAGTTGCCTGATCAAGTCTTCTTTGGTCGTTCAGTCGCTCGCCTTCCAGCACGCCGGGAAACCACGGATTATCCGTGTAATTCATCTCGACGGTGACACAGTCTTCGCCAGCCTCTTTGCGAAACCGCTTATCAGTGGCGCTACCGTCGCGCTCCGGGTTCCATGTAACCCAAATCTCTGAACCCTCTTCACGAACAGTTGGGCTGAGTTTCTGCCAGGCTATCTCGCTGACTGATTCAGCCTCGTCCACCCAGCACAGCAAGATGCGCGCCTTCGATTTGATGCTGTCGAGGTTATGTCTGAGGCCTGCGAAGACATACGTCACCGATTTGTCGATGGTGCGAATGTACTTCTCACCAATATCGAAGTTAGAGGCCAGCCACGGCACAGACAGGATCGCCTGTTTTACTTCTTGCATGCTTGATTCTTCGAGTGAATTCATAAACTCACGCGCGCAGAGAATTACGCCACTCTCTCCATTCATCATTGCCTGATAAGCCTTTACGGCTGTCATAAGGGCAAACGTGCGCGTCTTTGCGCTACCGCGGCCACCGTGTGAGCAGCGATAACGCTTACCGCCTGCAGTGAACAGTGGAGCAAGCTTGGCAGGTATCGGGAGTTGAACGGCTTCACTCATGTTTTTGGCTCAACGGGTAAAAGCTGAATCACTGTAGGCTTGGGTGTCATGCTGCCATCAGGGCTGGTGTGCTCCACTTTCTGCCTATTGGTATAAGCATCACCACACTCTTTTGCGGCCTGTTCAATTAGCGTGGCCGCCAGCGCCATGTTTCTCATGCTCTCAGCCTTATTCATCATCCGGTCGAGGGTGCGCAGGCGATAGGCTTTGTTGGCAATAGGTATATCGGCTATTTCGGTCTGGAAACGTGCACGAGTGCTTTCGAACAGGTCTACCCATTTCTGGCTCAACTTAGCCGCCATCGCATTGCCGGGGCTGTATTGAGATACCTGCTGGCGTGATACCTGAACGTTGAATTCAGCCTTTACAAGCTCAATGACTTTTGTAGGCGGCTCGAAGCACGCCAGAGACTGCACGATGAAGGCTTTAACCTCTGTCGATAATGCTGCCACAGGCTACCTCCATGACAATCGGAATAAAGCGTTATGCCAGTCTCATGAGGCAGGTGCCGCACGCTCTGGCTATGTTGATTTTTGCCACCTCAGCCGGTTGGCTGGCAGCGTCGATAATTTCCTGTACGTCAGCGCTGGCACCATATCGGCGAACCACACCAACGAACTCTTCTACATCGTGGCCGCGCATGCAGAGCTTTGGCTGTCCGTCTCGGGTGAACTTAGGTGCGCCGAACTCATCAGTGTCCTGAGCTATGTGGTAAAGCTCATGCTCAACCAGCGCGCAAAACTCTATGTCGCTGCATTCAGCGCAGAAATCTGCTGCCAGGGTGATGATGTAATCCGGCTTATGACCGAACCACTCATACATCTGCTGTTCCATCCTGGCTTTTTGCCAGCCACCTGCTCGCATTGCTACCTCTTCAGCCTGACCGAGTACGGTGCGACCTTTTTTGCTGAAGGCAGACGCAGCCCACATGAATGCAATGTCAGCATCAATCAGGTGTGAGTGGTCGGGATTGTGAAGGCTGCCGTTACCATCAAGGATTTGCTCAGTGACCCACTCGTGGATTCCAGTGGCGGGCATGAGTTTGATGTAGGGAGAGAATTCTTCTACGAATTCAGTTGGAGGGTATGGCCTGCTTAGATTGCTGTCTTGGCTTGCCATATTCACTCCAATAAAAAACCGCCCGGAGGCGGCTATAATTACTTGCTTAGAGCTGATTGAATCGCGTCGGCTAAGGGTTCAAGATATTTTAATGCTTGCTGGAGTTCATAGTTTGCATCTCTATTGTTGCCGCTTGTAGATACAGTAGCCTTAATAATGTCAACTGCCGTTTCTACAGCTTTTACCCTTTGCCTACGTTCCAGCGTATTCACAGAACTAACAGCGGTACCGAAATAACCTTCTAACATCACAACCTCCTTTTCATAAATGGAGGTCATACATTAGCCCTAAGAATATTCTTAGTGAAGCGAAATTTATGGTTCCAGCTTCGCAACGCTTCACAGCGTGGCTAACCGTTATCCCTTGTCTGAGAGATTCATCATCAGGCGCACTCGCAAATGCGCCTTGTGATGGTCATGAAAAAGCCCCCGTGAGGAGGCTTTATAATTTATGACTTGAAGCCACGCTTACCGTGGGCTTTTCTCCATGCTTTAACAGCGGCGACAATCTTCTCGGGGGTTGCGTCTTCGTCTTCGCTGTAATAAATCAGGTCAGAACCTTCTGGGTGCTCACTTACTGATATGAAATTTTCCAGTAACTTATCCTGATAAGATTCGCCGCCCTTTGCGTTACAGATTTCACTCACAAGTTTGGTGAATTCTGCTTCTGTATAGTCTTCAAATTTTGGCTTTACGTTCATAGAGCATCCTCATAGTTGAGGTAATGCTATCTCAAAAAATCACTTCAAACACTGCTCTATGATGTATTGCTGCAATCCGGCTATTTGCTTTCCGGCAACTTCGATTCGCTCTCTGAGGGTGAAATAATCCCGCTGAGCGGTGTCAGTAAGTCTGGCGGTGGCTGCATCATCCATGCCGGAGGAGCCGGTGGTGGATTGCTTCGTGCAGGTGGCGTTGAGCTGCAGCCGGCGCTTGCCAGTAGCAATATCATCATGCAGCTGATCGATAGTGGCTTTAGCATCGGCTAATTCCTTTGTGTATTTCTCATCGAGTGCGGACACATCGCGCTGACGCGCCTGCATATCGGTGATGGTGTCTTTTGCCAGTTTGAGGTTACTGGTTGCTGTGTCACGCTGGGATTTGTAGTCGATGGCATTGCCACGGTAATAGAGCGCGAACGCTACTGAGGTGGCTAAAAGCAGCAGAATCAGAAGAATGAGCGCGGCGAGCACTTTAGCCTTTGAGGTCATCGGCACTCTCCGCCAGGCACATAGTGCGCTCCATATCGCGACGGTTCATTAACCCCCGCCACTTCTGGCCGCCAGCGTAAATCCATCGACGAAGCTCTTCACATGCGCCATCAACGTCACCGGCATTCAGACGCTTTAGCAGCGTCGATTTAGAGAACGCGTTTGTGCCAACGTTATAGGTGAAGCTATAAAGAGCGGCGCGCTGATACTCACCCAGTGGGACTTTTACCAAACCGTCTACGGACTTTTTGACCGGCTGCAGGTCATTCCATAGCAGGCGATCACATTCCCGGTCAGTGTACTTTTTGCCCCTGATGATGTCGGTACCGGTATGACCATCGCAGACTGTCCAGACGCCAGCTACGTCTTTGTAGGGTTCGTATACCCTGCCCTCTACCCCATCCTTTCCGCCGAGGAATACCGTAGCGATAGCCATAGCTCCGCCACCTGCGACAGCAATAAGCTTATTGCGCAGGCTGTTTGACATAGCCATAGGTTAATCCTCGTTGATATCTGGTGCAGTCGGCCAGCGCTGAAGAGCCTTGATTTGGGCCAGCGTTGCTTTGCGTTTGTAGTACCAGTTGATGCCGAGCGTGAACAGCGCGACCATAATACCGGCCAGCACGCCTACAGCACTCCATTCATCGGGACTCAGCCTGGTCAACAGACCATTAGCGATTGTCCCGGCAGATGCGCCGTAAGCTGCGCCTGATGCCAGTTTGCTCATATCGATACTCATATCACCTCCGTGATTACGGGCGGTGCTGTAGGTAGTCAGAAGAAAAGATCGCCCGCTGCCACACAGGGAAAGGTGAGAGTCGAGGTTAATTGGCAGGAGCGAAAAACGAAAAAGGCCCACCGAAGTGAGCTTTTGAAATGAAATTTACTCTTGATTCCAGACTGTCTCATCCAAACTGACGTTTAAATGACCATTAGTGATTTCATAATAAGCACTTCCGCCTACATTAATATCATGATCTTGGTCTTTGCATCCGGAGAAATAGTTTACTACTGCAATGAATTCAATAAAGTTTTCTGTTGCACCTGTAATTTCGAATGACCCATCCACTACTTGATATTGCCTATCACCGCCATACTTTGCCAAAAGGTACTCATCAAAATATGAAGAGTACTCTTCAAACAATGCGGACAGCCCATCAAGATTTGATGGCGAAACATTACCGAGGGGTATCGAATAAGTTTTTGTGCTTTGCATGCTTTAACCTCTTTGATTGAAAGTTTTACATGCTAAGCGACAACAAGTTATGTCAGAAATGTTTTCGAAATCAGAAACGAAAAAGGCCAGCTCTATGGCTGACCTTTGTAATTTGGTTATGTGTGGAGCGAGGCCCACGTGTTACGGCTCAATGTGTGGAGGCATTTGAAGGCCTCCCAGGCAGATGAAAATCGTTAGATACTTAAGAAAAACTGTCGTATAAAAGATGTGCAGCAAACGAAAATCAATCTGATGAGGAAAAAATTATGTTCACAAAGGAAGAAGCATATATTCTCAAGCCAGACGGCAGCCGCTTAGGTCCCTACAAAGCGACTTTTGCAGGTGAGACCGTTATTGTTGATGACAAAATGGCTGACATTGATGATGGCGATCAGGTAATGCGTCTGTTGCCAAGCGGTAAAGAAGAGGTTAAACATATAAATCAATGCACTTTTTTCAACAAAGGCATTGCTGGTTACGGGCCTCACTATCAGCTGAAGGTTAAACCGATTCCGAGCAAAGAGTCTTATACATTGAAGCATCAAACTATTAACGTTGGCAGCAATAGTAATGTTCAGATTGGAGACCATAATCGGATGGAATTCCGCGAGAACATTCAGAACATGATCAATACCATTGAGAAATCATCCGCTTCAGCCGCGGAAAAAGAAGAAGCAAAAGGATTGCTTAAAAAGTTTTTAGAGCACCCACTGGTGACAACCATCGCTGGAGCAGCAGCTGGAGCATTTTTATCATGAAAAAAGCCCCGCCGGTTGGTGAAACCGCGGGGCTCTTTGACTATCACAAATCGAAGGAACTGACTGGGTTAAGTTATCGCGTCAAACAACAGCGCGCAGCTTCAACTGTTAGGAATCATATCCCCAGCCTCGGGAAAAGTAAATAGCCCGCGATAAAATAATGAGCTATTTATGATTGCACTATCTGGTTACCTTATTCAGCGAGGCGTTAGCGTAGGATTCCTCAATCTCAATCTTGCCGATGAGGTTGTCGTAGAAGGGCTTTACCGACTTCTTCCAGGTATCGAGCGATATCGAGTCAGTTATTCCCTCAACTGTGCGATGCACATCAGTTGACAGTATGCGCACATAACCCCGGCCACAGCATCGCTTACAGTCACCCATCACCGGCACACCCTGCTCTTCAGTCAGCTTGCGGTCAACCGCCCGACCTCTCCCGCTGCAGTCACGACACGCTGATGATACGACCCCCTTCCCGTTGCAGGTCTTGCAGAGAACACGTACAACCTCTCTCACGTTTCTGGTTGAGCCTCCTGATAGCGGTGACTTCATGTTGAACACATCAGCCTCAATGAACCCTTTGGACAGGCAGCATTCGCAGGGTTTGACGCTGGCAGCGCTGCGGCAATAATCCATGTAGGCATAAGTTGCGAGAGTTTGCATAACGGCTGGCTTAATATCAGTGTCTAGCTTGCGTAAGGCGGCAACCTTATCGCAGGTACTCAGTGCATGTTCAGTTAATAACGATACGGCGCGTCGGGCGTCGTTAGCGCTCACTCCAACTTTACCCATGAATGCAGCATAACCAAGCGGCGCCCGGCTCTGAGTCATTCCCATGGCAGCCATGTAGTCAGTACCTGATAGTGCATCTGAAGCTGTTGCAGGCGGCATACCCGCAAAACTTGCTGTTTTTGGGAAGTGATATTTTACTGTCGCTTCAAGGCTCATGGTGTTTCGTTCCTTTGTTTGATCAGCTCTCTGGTTTTCTGCCGGTAGTGCGCAGCCAGCTCCTGCAGCTCTTCCCGCGTCCACTTTTTCTGCTCATGCGGACCCATAAGGCGATCGAAAGCAGCCTTACCGATTTTCTTAATCAAGTTTGGCGTGTAGTTTTCGATGTTGCCGGAAAGGTGTTGGTTGCAGGGTACGCACTGCTTATGGCAATTGGTTTCTTCGTAACGAGTAGCCGGTGAAGCGCCGCGAGTTCGATAGTGCCCAGCGTCATATTTTCCTTCGTGGAATCGTCCGCAGCTGATGCACGGATCGGCGGCATCGCGAGTGCGGATATATTCGTTGAAGGCTGACTGAGTTTGTTTATGGAAGTGACTGAGTGGCTTTACTGCTAACTTGCGGATTTTGGTATGGCGCTTTTCCTGCTGAGCTTCGTCTTTTCGTCGTCGTTCTGCTTCCTGTATCGCCTTATGCTGGTCCTTCTCTCTTTTCGCCAGTGCTATTACGGTTCCGCATTCTGGTGAGCACCACGTTTGATTTGAGAAGCCCGGGTGAAACCATTCGCGGCAATCAGGGTTCTTACATCTTCGCCTGACTTTCCTCATCGCCCCCTCCGTGCATTCTGATGTTGTCGTCTTGCATCCAGCCGGCGCAGCAGCGGACGCAGGCATATGTCTCGTCCGTAGCCAGCGGTATGCCACAGCCAGCGCAGTTGATAGCAGGTATATCGCCATGCGGCATGAATTGGCAGATAGTCGAGGTGCTCGTAATACCAGATATCCTCTTCGCAGATTTCACAGCTAACTCCGAACCGGTGTTTATCTTCACTGGTCAGCACAGTACTGCAGCTACAACAACGCTTACGCCCAGCATTTGTTCTCATAAGTTTTGTCTCTTCGTGGTTCGCGATTACCTTCTGGCAACAGCGCGCTAACCAGCCATAAGCGGGGATCGGCGGCGAGTGTCTTTTGGGTGTGAATGTTGCGGGCGTTGTAACGGGAAATGAGTTCATTTGCAGTGTCTGTATCTACAGGGTCATGGGTGAACCATGTTTTCTTCATTGCTTTTCCTTTTGTGAAGGCCACGATCGCCCTGACTGACCATCAACACACCATTGACCACGACGTGATACCGGCAGTTAAAGTCGCGGGCATATTTCCTGACTGTTGTGCGAGTAGATTTGATCGCCCGGCCAACTGCTGTTTGGTTTCCTCGGGTCTCAATGAGCAGCTGAGGAATGGAAGTAACCTGTGGTGTCATGCTGTACTCCCGAATCTCCCTGCCCACTCAGCCGCGCGCGCTGACTCGTCGCTAAACCTGACGTTCTGCTCGGCACCGAAGGCATGGATTAAGGTGATTAAATCTCGCATCTCACTGACGCGCATTTTGCTTGTTGACTGGCCCAGCACTACAAAGCCGCCATTAATACCCGGCACCGTCTCTTGACCTTTCAGGCTGGCGCTGAAGATGTGTTTCCAGCTCTCTGCGTCGAGTTTCTTCCCGTACCAGACCACCTGGCTTGATACGTCATGCAGGCAGGCCCAAAGCATGCGATTCTGCGCAAGGCTTCTGGTGTCCTCCTGGATGGTTACCTGCAGAGGTTTGTCGGGATTGGCGGGGAGTTGCTGGATGGCGCTGATGCAATTCTGTCGGATGTTGCTGTCACGCAACAGGTAGCGTTGAGTCTCCATCACGTTTTTCTCGCTTTAATGCGTCGCACAGCACCTTGCGCATCACCGCCTGGTAGCAGGTGAAGTCATGGAACTTGCGTCCGTGGTTAATTACTTCCTGCAGGAGTGATTCGAACTCATCATCTGGCAGGATATAAGTGGATTTCTTAAGAGGGATTACGTTGCTCACTTGCGGCTCCTTGAGCCCTGCTGCTCAAATTCAGCATCGACAATCAGGTCATGTGCTTCACGCGCCAGCATGTCGATAGCGTTCAGGTGCGCCCGAAACTGCTCCGGCTTCAGGTCTCGCTTCTTAGCCAGGTCGATGATTGCCAGCTGCAGGTTGCGCGCCTGCCGCATCAGCGGTGGTGTTATTACCAGTTGAGTTACCTGTGTCATGCGGCGCTCTCCCTGCCTTCAAGCCAGAAGAAAAACGCCCGGTCTACCACGGCATCCTGATAGCCAAGATGTGATCGGGTCAGGTTGTGTTTATCGCCGTGCACGCTGCGATACAGGCGCTCAAAGCGGATGCGGTTCATCTCAGTCATGGCGTCCACCTTTCAGCCCATAGCGGCGGCGGATATCAGCGAGATGATCCAGTGCCTTCTCATTGCCGGTCGGAATGTGCAATTGAGGAATCTGCTTGCGTGGCGGCGGGATTACTTCGCCAGCCTCAATGCGGCGGGACATCTTGCGCAGCTCATCGCCCAAGCGCTTGCGACACTCTGTATCCGTCAGGTTGAATGAGCGCATCTGGTTGTAGACCGCTGTCACCATGTGGAAACAGGCCGGGCTTTCCCAGGGGAACTCCTCGCTGCTGTCGTAAATGCCACGGTCCCGGCAGTACAGGCGGAACATGTCGTACAGTTCCTCATCGGCTGGCAGCCCGACTGCGCGATGTTCGCCCTGCTTGCACCACTCGATAAACTGGCCGGGTGATGGCAGGAACGGTGAGCCACTGGCGCGGGCCAGCTTCATGCCTGCTGACAGCTGCTGCTTGTTGTGAATACCGTTCTCGGCAAACGCGGCGATCCACTGGCGTTTTGCTGCGGCTTCGTCGTTCGGGTTACGCCACGCAGTGCTGACCGATGCCGGAAACACCTGCTTCAGGTTCGAAAATAAAGCGTCGACCAGTCGCTCAACGTCTTCATGCACTCCACGCTCAACCGGGCGCGGCCCATCTCCTGCAATGCGAGCCAGTGCGCCTGCATCACGGTTCTGAATTGCTGATACGAGATTTCTCATAGGAATTCATTCTCCCAAGCTTCGCGGCTGTTCCAGTGCTGAGCGGGTTGCTGAGGCACTGACTGCCGGTTACGCCCTGGCTGGCTCATCTGCGCCCGGAGTGTGTCCCACTTGGCGCGGAGTTTTGCAGGGCTGAGGATATTGGTCTGCCAGAAGTGATCGGCGTTGGCCCACTTGAAGGTTTCACAGATGTCGTGATGCGTGACATCCAGCGCTCCTCTCAGAAGGCGGACTTCGTTAGCCCAGGCAGGCCAGTTTGGGGCTTTTGCAGTTGGAGTAATAATCTTCACCCTGCTGAACATCCACTCGGCTGCCTTCAGGTCGTCAGCAGTTCCCCACTTGTCACCTTTCGGTGAATGGGTTGCTGCTTCAGGACGGATGACAGGGAGGTTACTCAGGGGTGTGTCGGAGGATTCGCCAGAATTCTCTGACGTATGTTTAATGTCTTTCTTGTCTTTTGTAATAGTGTCTTTTGTGTGTCCCTGTTTTGGTGACACCTCTGTCACTGTTTTGGTGACACTTTTTGTCACTGATTTGGTGACAGTGACACCATCTTGGTGACACTCAGGAATTTTCCACTCAGTGAGGTTCTTATTCGGACCAATTAGCATGCCTTCCCTGACCAGAACACCCATCTGAATTAACTCGTTTTTTGCCTTGTTTACCTTCTGCCTTGGCAGCCTGGTAATCTGGCTAATCTGGCTGTCAGCAATGCGATCCATCTTTTTGTTGAAGCCGTATGTCTTCCGGCAAACAGCATGCGCAACCTTCGCCTGATTCCTGGTCAGGTTGGCCCCTATCAGCTCTTCGTACAGCTCGTTTGCCAGACGCGTGTATCCATCGTCTGTATCTGCCACACGTTGCTCCACGGCCCTGAGAGCGGGCCTGATTGGTGATACGTTGTCATGCGCAAGATTCATCGCCGCCCCCGTCAGAAGGAATGCCTGAGCGATAATCAGCGAGAATCCGCTTTATCTCTTCAGTGGTGCCATGAGAGAGAATCAGGCTGTCGAAACCACCATCCCGATCGAACTCTGCATCAACCAGTAATTCAGCCAGGCGGCGTGCTTTGGTTGCGCTGAACTGAGGAATGGCTGCTGAGCGGGTAAGCTTCGTTTTACCGGCGGCTTTAGCCTTCTGCATTTGCGCCTGTGCAACAGCGTCTGCTTTCGGGCCATGCTCACGTGATAAAGCAATTGCAGTGGTTGGGGCCACTTCGCCCGCCTTCACCATTGCGATCAGGCTCTCGCCACACTCCAGCAGCTGAAGGTGCAGATCCACATCAGCTGGTGAGCGCTTAACCTTTTTGGCAATCTCAGCAGGCGTCCAGCCCTGATTCAGCAGGCGCTGATATGCTGCCGCACGTTCCAGAGGAGACAGAGCTTTACCCTGTGAACTGGTGACCATGAAAGCAATGCGATCAGCTTCGGAACCTGAGAAGTCCTTGCACTCAAGGCGCGGTATTTCGTGTCCGGCTTCTGACGCCATTTTCGCGCCGTAATACCGGTGGTGACCGTCGATAATCTTGATGCCCTGCTCTGTAACCTGAACCGCTAGCGGGGGCACAAACTCACCAGCAATGAAAGCGTCACGGAATTCAGCGACGTGCTCCTGGTCGATCTCACGGACGTTGTAGCCTGGCTCGACGTAAAGCTCAGCCAGTGGCACCAGAAACGTTTTCTTAACCGTTGTTTCCGTGCCGTTTTTCTCTTTTGCCTTGTAAAGCGATAATAAAGAACTCATAATTACTCCTGTACGTTGATCCAGTAAGATTCGTGCATCAGGCCTCGAAACTGTTCCCGCAGTTCGGGGCTTTTTCTTTTCCCATCGCAGCTGCAACCGCTTGCCGGGCAACTTCTGCAATCAGGCTCGTTTCCCACACCTTCTCCAGCAGCACGAAAACCGTCGCCATATCGCGCAGATTTAAACGGCTTACCTTCGATTCATGCCATCCGGCCTCATCAGCCAGAACACGCTGGCCTTTGTGAGTCAGGCGGCTGCGTAATTCTGTTTCTACTTCGTTGATCAACTTGCTATTTCTTGCGTGTTCCATGATTGATAATTTCCGTGTAGGTAAATGATTGCGTGACATTGCGGTGAGCAAGTCACTTGAGTTTTGCTCCGACATTTCGGTGGGAGCGGGGTCAGAGTTTTAAAGAGCGGTGTTGCTTAAGCGGCCGTAGCGCGCTGTGGTGCAAAGACTAAGCTTTCCTTCTTCACCGGCTTGTAATCGGTGAATTTCTTTGTGGCTTCCTCAATTGCCTGGGCCTTACCTGGTGATGCTCGGCGGAATCCATATGCAATTTGGTCGAGGTAGCCAACAGATGTTTTCGCTAGTACGGCAAGGCTGATCCAGTCTTCAGCTGAAGATTCCTTGCGCCAGCGGAGCAGTTCATTACCCATTGGTGCCTCCTGTTTAACTTCAAAGCTGAGTTTAGCGTTATGCTAAATAACTAACAAGCACTATTTAGCAATATGCATATTTATCGCATTGCTAAATAGTGTGAGAATCAGGCCATGGAAAATAAAAGCATCAGAAAAACCAATCTCAATAACCTCCTGAAGAGGCACCTTGAGAACGATGGCAATACAAAGGCTGGATTCGCAGAGCTTTTGGGTATCAGCGCATCCCAATTCAGTCAGTTGCTTGGTGAAAATAGCGTCAGAAATATCGGTGATAAGATGGCGAGGAAAATTGAAGTGGCTCTACAGCTGCCCAATGCCTGGCTTGACTCTATACACGAAGATCAGCCACAGGTTGATGCCAATGTCTCTAACCCCAGAGACTACAAGCCGACTGCGCGCTACCCCGTTTTGAGCAAGGTTCAGGCTGGCGCATGGGATGAAGCCTGTGAACCCTATACGATTAAGGATGTCGATATGTGGCTTGAATCTGACGCACATACGCAGGGAGACGCTTTCTGGTTGCAGGTGGAAGGTGATTCGATGACGGCTCCGATTGGGCTAAGCATCCCAGCAGGAACCTACGTTCTGTTTGATACAGGTCGTGAAGCGGTGAATGGCAGCTTGGTTGTAGCAAAGCTGACTGACGACAATGAAGCCACGTTCAAGAAACTCATCATCGACGGTAGCCAGAAGTACCTAAAGGGGCTGAACCCTCAGTGGCCTATGGTGCCGGTTAACGGGAACTGTAAAGTGCTGGGCGTGGCGATCGAGACAAAAATGCGGCTGGTCTAAGGCTTAGTGACTGAAGAAACCTTTGGATAAATTATGAATGAAGACCACCCAAAAATAGCATTTGTTTATCCGACATTTATCCGCGTTGGCATGTTGGCATCAGGTCCCTTTTTTCCCGACATCGGATGGCAGGTAAGTCAATTTCCGGCAAAGATGATGTTTTATGTTTCAGTTGGGCTGATTCTAAATAGCAAAAGAGCGTATAGCTATGATGTTGATGTGCTTTTTGATGGAAAACCTCTTTCTCCTGAAGATGTGCCATTCGAAGACTCAAGATTAGTTACTACCGCCGTATCTAATCGTGATGACTTTGTGTCAATTTCTATCAATCTCCTTAAAGATATGGTTCTGCCGGGGCCTGGGTTATATACAATTAAAGCACGCCTTTATGCTGGAAAGGCCCAATCATCTGATAAGGAAATGCTGGATGAATGCTTCGGCTACTTTACCCTTGCCGAGGATTGGATGAATAACGAAATGAAAAGAACGGATTAATCATGGTCCGAGCCATTGATATAAATACTAAACAACCAATTGATGAGCAAGATAGCATGCTCCATAATATACCTCTTGGTAATGGCGACGGAGGAGGAGGTAGCATGCTTGATGCGCGAGTTGCGAAGCTTGAATCTGACGTAAGCTACATACAGAGAGACATTGAAAAGCTTCAGAAGGATGTCGCTTCAATCGATTCAAGGCTGGGTGGGATTGAAACTGGAATTACCACAATGAAAACCACCTTCAAGGCAACCGGAATAGTAGTTTCTACAGTATTTGCCTTTTGCGCATACATTTTTGGGAGCTATGTATCTAAAATTTTAGATGCCCTTAACGGCTTGGTGCTCAAATAAATTTTATATCACCTGAACAATGCGTCCTGTTTATCCTTTACCTTCCAGATAGCCCGCCACTGAGCGGGCTTTTATGTACTTACCTTATGAGCAAAAAACTATCACTACTCTTCAAGCGAAAACGACTGAACCTGAAGCCTTGGGAGCCAACACCCCTTGAGAGTCTTCACCGAATCGCTTCTAAATGCGGGCGGGACGAAATCGCAGAGATTCACATCAGATTGCGGTATTTTCAAGCAGAAAGAGCAATGACGCCCGAATGGGATGGCGACACTCAGGACGACATCTGGAAAGCTTGCAATCAACTCCGTCAGATACTCAAGCTGATACCAAAAAGCTAAGAGCCCGCCGCCGAGCGGGCTTTTTTTGCCTGCGATCTTTGTGCCCCCTCCACCCTGCTTACTAAAGTTTCTGCCAGTTTTGACGATGATCTGACTGAGCAAAACCGTTGCTCAAATGCTTCTCTATTGAATTCTTTGTAACGATTAGCCCGCGTCCGGCGGGCTTTTTTTTATGTCTGCAACAAAAAGCCTGCCGCTTACGCTTGTCATACATTTGTCGGCTTCTAACCTTTAGCGCGATGTGAGACGGCTAGTGCTCCTACCACCGGCTGATGAGATGCATGGCCGGCTCGTCAGGCATCTTGTTCACAGCGTTTAGAGGCCGCTTAAGAGTTTCAGCTTCACCGCGATTTGTACCTGCTACCCGCCTCGGGTGCAGGTATTTTTTTTGCTCGTGACAATGCTTACCCGCACTCCCCATGGCAATCTAAGCTTTCATCTCTAATCGAGAGTGCCTGCAAAAGGTGCTATGCGTAACAAATTGTTGAACATCTATTTCCTAATTATCAGATTGTGAGTACTCTCTCTGGCGTCAGCTAATGCTGACAGATGGTTTGCCCCACTTGAACAAATCACGCCCGTGTAACGCGGGTTTTTTTGTGCCCGCAGATCCCCCTCCGTTGAAAAATAAATTCCTTTCTAAATCATTTAGCTAAATCCCACGATTAATTTATTTAGCATTTTGCTATTGCCATTCATTTAGCATAAAGCTAAATTAAATCCCATCAGCATGAAGCACTAACCAACAGGATGTTGGGTCGCTCTTTAACATTGATGGGGTTTGTCTCCGCCGAAATGCGGGGAACCAAAGTGAAGTTGGCTTTGGACTGGCGTGTCGTGGAGCTTAGGCCTAGCAGTACATCGGGCCGACCTATGAAGCGACTTGAAATCCGGAAACGTCACAGGTTCCGGCGCCAGTACCTAAGCCAATTACCGGAGGTACACATGACAATCGTAATGACCATTCTGGCCTCTGATAACGCCAGAAATCGCCGCAGGGCAAAACGTGCAGCTGAGCGTGAGCAGGTTGCAGGAACGCAGCACATCAGTCGCATCGAGAAGGCAGTTATCTCCCCTTCTCTGCGTGACAGGCATGAGAGCACATCACAGTGCTTACCGGAGATAGCTATTTTTGCAGCGAGCTATCGCAACTCAAAAGACATGGTAACGGCGAGGTAAAACACATATGTCCAAATACACTTTCTCAGTGCGAAGGCTTGGGGAAATTGAGAGTCATCAAGTAAAAGCACTGAGTGAAGACGATGCGTGGAAGGCTCTGGCCTTGAAGATCAACATGGACAACATAGACAAGATAATTCTTGTGACTACTGAGGCTGCATAATCCGCAGCCTTTTTTATTGCCGCTGACAAGCCATTGAGCGACGCTGCAAACCTTATTCACTGAATCCGCTACCAGCCTTAGAAAGAGTCGTTTCATCCTTGTGGCCTGCTCAACGCGGGCCATTTTTTTGACCCCAACCTAACCAATAGCAAGGAACCCACGATGAACTATGCCATCGCGGGCGGCACCATCGTGGGCGCTGCTCAGCTAAACGAATCACTGCTCGACACCATTACCCGCCGCCTCCGCACTGGCTGGCGCAACCTTATCAACACTCTGAATCAAAGAGGCCAACCATGAACGCGCCAGCATCAGCACAGCAGTATAAGAAGCAGCAGAGCGAGTTAGAGCGCCAGCGCGAGATGCTGGAGAAGTCGAAGGATTTCACCTTCATCAACCTGATGCTGAGAAGCCTCGGTATGGGAGAGCGGAAATGAGACTGAGCAGAACGGCACGGAATGAGGTGCAGGATATCGCCGACAGCCTTCCTGATAGCGAGCTGGAGCGCATCGGTGCTGAAGTGGATGCTCAGATGCAGCGCCACAAGACAAACCCGTTAATGCCTGCTCTGTGCGCTTTCCTGACGAAGCATTACGACTACCCGGCTATTGAGATGTTTGATGAAGACGACGAGCAGCACGAAGCCGCTGAGGAGTTTTTGCGTGAGGCCATGGTGCGGGTTGCACGGCGTGAAGTGGCGACGGGGATTTACCGGAACAAGCATGGGAATCAGGAGGCGGCGTAATGCAGCCTGGCATCTACTACGACATCAGTAACGAGGACTACCACGGCGGTCCGGGTATCAGCAAATCCCAGTTGGATGATATTGCCATTAATCCGGCCATATTCAAGTGGCGCAAGGAAGCGCCGGAAGATGATGAGAAGAAAGCCGCACTCGATATGGGAACAGCGCTGCACTGCCTGTTGCTGGAGCCTGAAGAGTTCGACAGGCGTTTCATTGTTGCTCCTGAGTTCAACCGCCGCACGACAGCCGGCAAGGAGGATGAAAAGCAGTTCCTGAAAGATTGTGCAAACAGTGGCATGACAGTAATGGATGCTGAGCAGGGACGAAAGCTGAAGCTGATGCGGGCAAGCGCCCTCGCCCATCCTGCAGCCCGGTGGCTGCTTGAAGCTGAAGGTCATCAGGAAGTGTCAATCTACTGGAATGACGAACAGACCGGCGAACTTTGCCGTATCCGGCCAGATAAATTCCTGTCAGGTCAGCCTGTCATCGTCGATGTGAAGAAAGTGGCCGATATGTCCCGCTTCGCCCGCCACGTCGAAGAGTTCCGCTATCACGTTCAGGACGCCTACTACCGCGAAGGCTTCAGCAAGCATTTCGGCGAATATCCGCTTTTCGTTTTCATTGCTGTCAGCGAGTCGATCGACTGCGGCCGCTATCCGGTGCGGGTGTTTCAGCTTGGTGAGGATGACGTGGCGGTAGGTTATGACCTGTTCCGGCGCGACCTTACGGCCTATCACGAATGCATGCTGTCAGGTAACTGGGGCGGCATTGAAGAAATTACACGCCCGGAGTGGGCTAAGAGAAAGGATTACACATGAGCAACGACATCATCACCGCGCCGGTCAATGAGGCCGACACTAAAGCGGCAATCTTCAGCCCGAGCGGCCTGCAGAAGTTACAGGCGTTTGCGGAAGTTATGGCGCAGGGTAAAGCAACTGTACCTGCTCACCTTTCAGGTAAACCTGCTGACTGTCTGGCGATCGCATTACAGGCTGCTCAGTGGGGAATGAATCCTTACGCGGTGGCGCAGAAAACGCATCTGGTTAACGGCACGCTGGGTTATGAGGCGCAGCTGGTAAACGCGGTAATCACCAGCTCAACCGCCGTTCAGGGGCGCTTCAAGTACGAATACGGCGGCGACTGGGAAAAGTTTAAACCGGGTGCGGCCAACGCATCGAATGAGCGCGGACTGTCTGTGCGAGTCGGCGCAGTGCTGAAGGGTGAGACGGAAATCACCTGGGGTGAGCCGCTTTATATGGAATATGTCACCACGCGCAACTCTCCACTCTGGAAGACAGCACCAAAGCAGCAGCTGGCATACCTGGCTGTTAAATACTGGGCGCGCTTGTACTGCCCTGACGTGATTCTCGGTGTCTACACGCCGGACGAGTTTGAGCCGGCGCAGCGTGCGGAACGCGACGTCACACCGGCACGCAGCCGCGCTGACCTGAATAACCTGATTAACAGCAAGCCTGAAACGCAGCAGCCCGAGCGCGAAATTAACCCGGCGACGAACACCAGCACAGCAGTGCGCACGCCGGATGAACTGCTTGCCGATTTCACCATCGCAGCCGCTGAGGCTGAAAACGTTGCGGGGCTTGACCGCTGCTACAAATACGCGGCGCGCATGCTGGCAAGCGAGGCTGAAACGCTGGAAAAGGCCACCGATGTTTATCTGCTTCGTAAAGCAGAAATCGAAGAGGCGCTCAGCAAATAACAGGAGACAACATGGAATCACCTGAATACCGGCGTCGGGGCAATCAGTTAACTCTTGGCCGCCGCTGGTCACCCGATGAGATAGGCCTTCTGAAAGAACTCGCAGCAACCATCCCACCCAAACTTATAGCCAGACAACTTAACCGCTCATACGAATCCGTTCGCCAACGAGCCAGTCGCAGCCGGATACGTTTTCTGGAAGAGCGCAGCAAAGCTAACGGTGGTACTAAGCCAAATTTATGACACAAATATACTGTACATAAACACAGCATTTTACTGGTCTTCATCAGGTGGTGAGAGTAAGGTTGCTGAGTGAATTCACAGCCTAACTCACTCAACCAAAAGAGGATTTACTATGTCTCATACTGATCAAGAATTCGAAGACCTGCAAGACCTCAATACCCTGTATCGTTCTGCGATTCTGGACACCACAGAAGCTGTCGGCTGGGGTATCGAAATCCTGACCAAAGTTGTAGCGGCAAGCAATGCTGGCGCGCTGGGTTCATTCTCTGCGGCCGATCAGTATCAGGCTAAACAGACCCTGATGTATCTGAAAGAGCGGAAAGACAACAACGCTATGTTCCGCAAATCGGGTGACCCAGCGCCACGTACTTTTGCGCAGTACGAACACCCGTAACAGGTAGTCAGTAACTGACTTTTTCAGGCCGATGAAAGTCGGCCTTTTAACCTCACTGAACTTTTGATTTTACCTTTTAAAAGGATGCCAAATATGACTACTGCAACAGACCTGGCGCAACAGGCGATCGATAACATCAAGGCCCTTAAAGCGCTGGCTGAAAAAAATGGGGGAATCCCGGCAGATGTGCAGGCACAGCTGGACGCCTATGCCAAACAGGTCGATAAACTGACAAGACAGTTAGGCAGCGAGCAAGAGACCCGTGAGGGTTATCGCGTCAATATTTTGATTGATGCAGAGGAAATTGGCCTTGCTCTCGAAATCATGAACAAGATCGAGGCTGGCCTGGGCGATAACAGCATTCCTCAAATGCATCCTACTTTACGACGCCAGCTTACCGAAACACTGGGCTATGTTACGAATCGGCAGAAAGAACTGCTTTCTTTCCGTAAAGAAGGTGACTCGGAACCTCGTACGTACGAAGAGTATCGCATGGGAATTTAATCCCTTTAAATTTCTTATAAACAGCCGCCTTCTGGCGGTTTTTTTATAAGTAACCTGCATTAATTTATAGCGATATACTCCCCACAGGAGGACATCGCTATGTCTAATGATGAAAAAAAAGGGACTAAGCCAAGAAAGCCTGGCAATAAGTGGGCACATAGAGCCATGGCAAAAGCAAATGCCGAGAGATTTGAAAACGGCACAGTGCCTTCTTTTGATGCCCTGCGGGTTCCTTATGAACAACGCAAACATCGAGGAAGAACCGCTGACAGCGAGGATAAATCATGAGTCACAACTTAGCAGCACGCAGCAGAGAAGATCGCGACAGGATCAACGTGGATTTAGCCGCGTCAGGAGTCGCATACAAGGAGCGTATGAATCAGCCGGTAATCGCGCATGAAGTGGAGATGCAGCAGCCTGCAGCAATGAGAGAGTATTTCAAAGAGAGATTGCAGCATTACAGGAACGTTGCGCTGCAGTTCCCGCGCGGCACTGACCCGGTTTATTTTAAGGAGGATGGAAAATGAACCCTTGGGGTGTGATTATTGCAGCTTCCATTACAGGATTTATAGCATTTTTAGGGATGCTTATTTCCAAGGAAAATAAAACTTCAGAATTTAGGCAGGCATGGATTGATGGTTTAAGAGAAGACGTAGTGGGGCTAATCGGGGCATGGAAAGGATTCTTAGATTCCAAAGTCAGCTCTTCTGGTTTAGGTGAAGATGCTGGGAAATTAAATTTTGAGAATGCCTTAGAGCTAAGAAAAAGTGCGAACAGAATAAAACTCCGCCTAAATGCAGATAAAGAAAAAAGAACTGTGTCTGAGAGAAAGCTTTACCTAATAATGGATGAAATACTTAACAATCAAGAAATAAGGCCACCAGATGGCACCATGAATGACATTACCGATACCGCAGGCCTAGTACTAAAGGAGGAATGGGAAAGGGTAAAGGCTGGGGAAAAATGGTTTACACGAATTAGATGGTTTTTGATTACTTTCGTAGCACTCATTGCTATCGCGCTGATCGTTTGGCTTGTTATACACATAGCATTGTCTTTGGGGGCAATACACATACCCACTATTTATATACTTTAATTACATAAACCTGCCTCGGCAGGTTTTTTTACGCCCAAATTTCGGAGGTAGAACATGTCTGACGAATTAGACCAGGCCGCTGAGCTTGAAGAGCTGGAGCGCAATATCGCGTTAGCTAACCGCAGGCATCCGGAAATGACATTTACCGGTGCCTGCTATTACTGCGAAGAGGCGGTGACAACGGGATGCTTCTGCGATGAGGATTGCCGCAGCGACCATGAGCGCATTGAGCGCGCTAAGCAGCATCGCAGGGTGGCGTGACGCCGGTAGCAGAGAACGTGCTAAGGGCCGTAGCACGTAAGTGCAGGAGCGAAATTATCAAAGCCATAGACGGCAGGCCCAAGAAAGAACACGACCGCATCATCACGACACTCCTCGATAAACACGCCAAATCAATCACCGCCCTGCCACCGGATACGTTTCCAGCCAAGCTATGGCTGAGCTATTACGTGCGCCAGGTGGATAAGGAAGCGGCCTCTGCAAAATGAACACCACATACGACGAAATCGAACCGGGCGAGCTCTTAACTGACCTCGCCCTTTTTATTGCCCTGATTATTGCGTGGCTCTGGCCGCCTAAGGAGTAGATATGGAAAACGTTGTTCAGCTGATGCCGAGCAAGTGGGTCTCTGAATCGGTGCTAATGACCATCACCGGCATGAAGAAAAACACCATCAAAACGGCTCGTGAAGTGTCGTGGATGGAGGGGCGTGAGTATAAGCACGTTTCGCCCGATGGCGCGCCGCGGGATAACAGCATGTGCTTTTACGACTGGAAGGCGATCGAGAAGTGGATTGATAACCAGCCAGCCGCGATTGCCAGGAAGAAATCTGCTTAAATGCAGATTCATTTCAACAGGAGAAGGCGTATGTCTAGATATCCGACAGGAGTGGCTCCCAACAAGAACCACCTTCGAATCTGGTTCATGTATGAGGGGCAAAGACGGTGGGAGGCGATCGGGGTTCTCGATACACCCAAAAACAGGAAGATGGCTGGCGAGCTGCGTAGCAACATCGTCTACCGCATTAAGACAGGGACGTTTGATTACCGAAATGAGTTTCCTGATTCACCACTATTTAAGAACGAGACTTCATCGTCAAAGTCGGTGGCTATCAGGGATGTGGTGGATTTATGGCTGAAGCTTAAAAAGCCGGATTGGGCCAATAGCTCGTATGTCACGACAGAACGGCGCGTCAGGGTGACACTGGATATCATCGGTAATGGAAGGGATATCCGGTCAATAAGGCAGAAAGATATTCTCAATCTGCGCATCGAACTGCTTAGTGGCAGCTACTTTACCGGCAGGAAGATGAATATAGAAAAGAAAGGCAGGACGGCAACCACGGTTAACTCCAGCATGGCAGACCTGAAAGCCATTTTCGCCTTTGCTCACGGTAACGGATATATAGAGGGAAATCCCATGACGGGCATCAAGCCTCTGAAGAAGTCTAATAAGAGGCCGGACCCGATTACGCGTGAAGAGTACCCTCGCCTCATCGCTGCATGCTCAACACGCCAGACGGCAAACATGTGGGCACTCGCTATCCTGACGGGATTACGTCACGGAGAGATATGCGCGCTGGCATGGGAGGACATCGACCTTGAAGAGAAGAAGCTGACAGTCAGCCGCAACCTCACGCCGCAGGGTTTATTCACACCGCCAAAGACAGAAGCCGGGAACCGTGTCATATGCCTGATAGATGCAGCCGTTGATATTCTGCGTGATCAAAGGGAGATGACCCGAATGTATCCTCAGACCTCATTCACTTTCCATACCAGGGAGTATGGCGAGAGAATTGAGGAGCAGAAGACGTTCGTGTTCAATCCCTGCGTGAACGCAGTAAATGGCCGATCGGGAGCATATTACTCAACAGAGTCACTCGGACAGATATGGACCGGCGCACTTAGGCGTGCAGGCCTTCGCCACCGGAAAGCATATCAGTCACGTCATACGTTCGCATGCTGGGCTCTTTCAGCAGGCGCAAACCCGAACTACGTTGCATCGCAAATGGGTCACTCCGATGCGCAGATGGTGTACCGGGTTTATGGCGCCTGGATGTCAGAGAACAATACTGACCAGCTATCACTCATCAACACGAAAATGAGCGATCTTGTGCTACATACGTGCTCCACTAAAGTGGCAGTATGA